CGACCACGCCGCCGACCTCGCCGACTCCGCCGACCTCGCCGCCGACCACGCCGCCGACCTCGCCGACTCCGCCGCCGCCGACCACGCCGCCGACCACGCCGCCGACCACTCCTCCGCCGCCGACCACGCCGACTCCGCCGACTCCGACCACGCCGACTCCGACACTGTCTCGGCACTGGCGGCGTGGCGATGCAATTCGGCGACCCGGTTTATGGCGTTGCGATTAACATCGGTAATGGCCAACAAGCCGCTGTCGGCCAGAAGCCACGCGGACCACCGGTGATACACCGGCTCTAGTTCGACGCCGACAGGGGGTGCCTCTAGGAAACGAACGGGCCACGCATCGCTGACCGTTTTTCCGATCGCCCATTCGCGGCTTGCTCCCTCAAAGATTGCATCTTCGAGCCATGCGAACTGTTCAGGTATGCCGAGCACTTCGGGGTAGTCGCCGTGTCGTTTACCATGAAGCGTGCATCCGATGCCGCAGCCTTTGCCGTCCGCCCAGTAACCGTAGTCCTGCACTAATTCGTCCGCCGCCCGGTGAGCGCGGACGCGGGCAACGTACTTGTCTTTGATAGTTGCGTCGTTGAGGAAGGTCAGCATCATATTGGCCTTGTAAGGTGTTCGAAAATCCCCGTCTCTCCGGGGTATCACGCCTAGCTCCGGGCGGCGTTTCCTCTCACAGGTTTTGCCTTCCATTGCGACCGCAGGGAATCGAGCCCCAGCGCCCCGTACCACCGCCCGCCAATGCGTTTCAAATATCGGCTGCACGGGTTAGGTGCTGGACCGGACGGGGGTTACTTCTGCCTTTCAAACACGAGAATCACTTTTCGCTTTTCGCGCGGCGTCCTCGGTCCGTGGTGCGGGTGAATCGCCACTCGCACCCATCGCTCGTCACCTAGGTCAACACGGTCGGGAATCGGGTGCTTTTCAAATACGGCGACATTGACCTTCTCAACGCCGTGGAATCGTGTTTCCCGGTTCCATATTTCCTCGGCGATTTCCTCGACCGCTTCTTCGTAGGACACAAGGTCGGTGTCCACGACCGGCTTAGGCTCGTGCCGCATATCGACTCGCATGCCGAGGTCTAGGTGTTCGATGCCGTCCATTAAGACTCTCCCCTCAGAATCGCCATGCAGCGATTCCATTCCGCACTGTTGAAGTCCGCTTTAACGATGGCGTCCATCGCTTCTTCTTGCTCCGTCGGTGCAATTCGCATGTAGCCCAGCAGCGACTCGTCTCGACTGGCAAAGGCCTCGGTGTACGGTTGCCGCTCGTAGGCCAGTGCGTTTCGGTAGGCTCCTATGGGCTTGCCGTTTCGGTTCATCGCCGTGTCTCCGATGCGAGGGCGGGACGGTATCAACCAACCGATGCGTGAATGTTGGCGCTTCCTGGGTGAAACGCGGACGCGAACTGCACCCGCAGAAGACAGGCGCGGCCGGGTGCGAACTCGGCTGCGCGGGCGATTGCCTGCTCAGGCTTGTCGACCTGCGTGACATCGGCTCCCGAAAGGTCGCTTAGGCCAATCAGGTCGCCGAACTCGTAGGACTGCGGTTCGACTTCCACCTCGTAAGCCGCGAGCGGGCTGACATCGACGGAAATCGGGTCGGTCTCTCCGCCAACTGACCGCGAGTGGGCTATGCCGAGAAACTTTCTGGCAAACAGCTTTCGTGTTGCTTGAATGTTGCCCTCGGACGGGAACTTATGGGATGGCCGAGCAAATCCAGCGTCAAAAAACAGCAGGTCGCCCGGCTGGATTACGGTGTCCTCTTCGACCCGCACCTTGCGGAGCTGCACTTGACCAGAGCGATAGCGAAGTTTGTGGGCAGGCATGTTGTTTCTCCGGTGAGAGGGTGGGGCGGGTTAAACAGCGACGAGCCGGTACTGCTTGCCGTCCGGCATCGTGACTAAGACTTCACTCGCATCGGACTGAGCTTCCGCTGGCGGCTCGTCTGGCAGCCCGGTTTCGATCAACGTGCCGAAGCACACTTCACCTTTAACCAACTTGCCGCACTCGATTTGCTGTTCAGCCTCAGTGGGCAGACGCCATAAGCAGAGACCAGCAAAGATTCTCAGGGCAGCCGAGAGAGTCGTTTTGCACGTAATTGACCATCCGGCTTCGATGCCCCATCCGGCTTCGATGTCCCCTCCGGCTTCGATGCCCCCTCCGGCTTCGATGTCCCATCCGGCTTTGATGTCCCATCCGGCTTCGATGCCCCCTCCGGCTTTGATGCCCCATCCGGCTTCGATGCCCGATCCGGCTTCGATGTCCCCTCCGGCTTCGATGCCCGATCCGGCTTTGATTTGGATCGAGCCTTTCGCCGAAAGAAACGGGACAGTTACCCAGCCAAGATTGGCGGCAACCTCGATATGTCCGCCCGCATTAAGCAGCGAGCGATCGCCGATGAAATAGCCGTCTTTGAAATGTTCAGCCGTCAGCCGTGTTGTTTCCATCTTTTCTCTCCGTCGGCGCGTACCGCGACCAAAAAAAGTAAGGGTCAATGCGAGCAACAAAACGTGCCGCTCGCCTCTCTCGGGTCATCGCCCGAGCCGAATCGCTTGAACCATCGGTCGCCGCGCGGCTGGCCCATCGGCACCGTGGGGACCACCGGAAGATTCGCGGCACGGTTCATCACTGCGCCACATTGCTCGCAGGTAGGGACGGGTGGAACGACGCTCAGAAACACCGTGGGGACCGACACGACGCCGCCGCACTGTGAGCAGCGACCGACAACCCTTGTGTTCGTGAAATCTCTCACTGCATCTCTCCTTGCGCGTACCGCGCCCGCAGTTAGGGGGTGGGTTATTCAGCCAGCCGGACCTTAAAGCCGGGCTTGATTTCGTTTTCGGGAAAGAACCTTCGAATCGCCTCCCTGCGGCCCTTCGCCTTGCAGTCGTCGATTTGTTTCCACTGGCCGTTGACCAACTGAAAAAGAGCGAACGTCTTCATTAGGCTCTCCGTCGGCGCGTACACTGAGCGCAGTTAAGGGGTGGGGTTATTCACAATCTCAGCTATATCGACGTGGTGCCGTAGACTGCTTTTTCTTTACCGGCTGCGGAGCCACACTGTCGGCGTTGCTCCTCATGTTCGCCCGAAACTCGTTAAGGTTCTGGGAGTCGATGGGGATTCGCCACTGCGGCCTAGGGGTGTCGTCACTCGCGACGTTGATGGCAAAGAGCTTGCCGCTGTTGATCCAGTCACGCACCTTATCGGCGCTGACCTTCATCAGTTTGGCGAACTCAGCCGTTGTCGCGTACATCCTCTCGCCGCTCCTCCGTGTGACTCATTGCGTCCGACACGGGGAATTTAGCGGGGATTTCGAGCGTGTCACGGCCATTGTGCTCGCCGTAGCGAGACGCGCGCCGGTTATGCCGAACAGTGTTCAGCTATGCCGACCTATGCCCGATATGGGCTTTTTTAGAGAACTTTCCACGGGCCGTTGAAAAGCCACTTTCGCACAGTTTCGGCGACCGCGATAAGCCGACCGTCATCAATTTCGTGCAGGTAGTGCGAGCTGATGGACTGGTCCGCTTGCCCCATGACGTGCAGCACAGCTGCATGGTCCTTGGAGCGGTCAGCAACAGTGCGGAACGTGTGCCGCAGAGAGTAGAAGCCTGCGTTCGCCCGAGTGATCCCGGCTGCGTGCCGAGCCTTCGTGAACTCTTGGGCGATGGCATCGTTCCCGCGTCCACGCACAAACGGCTTGCCGAAGCGGGTGAGGAACAAACAGCCTTCTGGATTGGCCGTCGCGTCGACCTGGGCGAGTGTTTCCGGCCACAGGGAGCAACGCCGGTCTACGGCTGTTTTCGGGCGAGGATAATCGACCCACGAGCCATGCAGGTGCCGCCGCTCCAAATTCGATATGTCGGTCTGGCCCATCCCGCAGTTGATGGCAAGCAGAATCATCGCACGCAGTGTTGGCGACGAGTGTGCGTAGATTCGGGAAATCTCTTCTGGCTCGAACAACCGCTTCGGCTTCCGGTTCCGCTCCCGACGTACATTCGCTTTCGACGGCTTGCGGAAGTCCGGGCCGTAGTTCGGTTCGGACTCTAGCCAGCCCGCCGCCACCCCCCATCGAAAGACCGACCGAATCCGCTGCACCTCGTTCCCGAGCCGCACCAGTCCGAACCGCTTTGACAGTTCCCCCATGAGCCGAGAGAACTCCGAGGCATGCAGCGTCGCGGGGTCACGCGATGCCCCGAACACCTTGACGATGAGTTTGCATGTCCCGTCGAGTTCGTCGACCGTCCGCTCTGCCAGTTCGCCGCGTCGATGCTTCTGCAACTTGGCTTCGTAGAACTCGTCGCAGAGTTTGCCCAATGAGAACACGGCATTTGGGTCTGGCACCGGCACACCGGCCTTGAGATACGGTTCGGCGTGAAGGTACTCTCTCAGTGCGGCGTCTGGGTCTTCCCATCGCCCGAAGTAGTAAATACGCCCGCGGACCTTGCGTGCCCACTTCCCTGAGTTGTGGGCGTAAAGCGGAAATCCGGGGTAGGGTTTGCCGGGGCGTTCCATTGGATTCGGTAGTAAAGGTGGTAGTAGAACCGCAGGTCACAGCGACGGTGCTTATTACATAAGTCGCTACACGTCAACAGCTTGCACCCGTAGCTCAGCAGGATAGAGCGACGGTTTCCTAACACGATGGAAGCAAGCAAAAAGCCGGAAAACACAAGGGTTTCCCGGCTGAGGACGTGACATGTGCCCTGATATACCACCACGAGCGGTAGTACGTACTACCCGTCATTCGCCTCCCGTAGCAGTTCCAGCCACGTCGCCCCGAGCGCGACTGGGTGATTCGCTTTCGGGTCGCCGAAGCAGTGACTCGGGCGTTTCATCAGCTTCCGCTTCATCTTCTGCCGAACCCGGTCTGGCAGGTGCAGAATCGCGGCCATCTCCACGTCGGCGTAAGCGTAGTTCGGGTCCAGCCCCCTTCCCCGCATTGCGGAGGTCAGGGTGGTCACGAGAGCCGCTACGGCCGATGAATCGTAGTGATGGTCCATATTGGAGTTGACGCTGTGCGCAGCGTCGATAGGATGCTCTGTCGAAGGCATCGAAATTCTCCTGGCAGGGAGTGAGTAGATTCCGAATTGGCAGACATCCGAGGCGGTCAGGTGTTGGCGCACTTGACCGCCTTTTTTCGTGCGCTACTCGAAACCCGATTGGTGGTCGGGCGTCTGCCGAGTGTGACGGCGTACCGTCAGCGCGAGGGGGAATCTGGGAGGCCCGCGAGCAAGCGGGAAAGAAGTTCTAGCATCCATGCTATTCAGGGCGTACATTAGACAGCCCGCAGTGGTTCGAGGTGCTGACTCGACGCAAGCACGAGGCTGGTAACCCCGTGGCCACTGCGGGCTTACTTCCCACCGTGGCACCTTGCAATCATAATGACAATCGGGGTTTTGCTCCAGATGGGAGTCCTGTTTCCCCGGATGTGGCGATTCGGTGAGCATAACATCCGCGCAGTCATAAGCAACAGATTGTGCATTGTGCGCACAGCAGATTGCACAGGTGGGGTGATTTGCCCGCTATGGCAAATACCTATGCGTCGGGCGGACGGCAGCGGGCCGTCAAGATGGGTCAGCCAGGCGGCGGAAGCAGGACGCGCCGCGCATCTCGCGATTGAAGCGAGCGAAGCTCTGCCAGCGGCTATCGAAGCACCACATCGGTTGCACCCTGTCACAAAACGTCGGGACTTCTGCACAAGCTCCGACACGACGATGCCGAGCCGACCGTCACTGGCCGACTCGGCGTCTCGTCATCAACTCCACGGGCAAGATACCGACTGGGCGTTCAGGTGCAAGGGGTGGAATCGAAGTGTTTGGATTCACGAATAAGGGGTGGTTTTCGTGAACCGAGCGGCGTGATGCACACCATTTTGTTGGCGTCGGCAAAATGGTCGGCGCGTGAAAAACGCCGGGCGTCCCCGAAGGAATCGCCCGACGTTGGCCTGAAGATAGCATCTTCAGAGTGGTAGCCCGTGGCCCGGTCGAGTTCGACTGGTCTTCACGACAAGCACTCCCATTATCCCCGGTCAGGGGGAGCGGTCAACGGGAGTTTCGTCAGCCACTCGGGACAGGAAGGCGTCGACCGTCTTCTCGTACTCATCGTGCCACGGGGCGCTCATTGCAACTTGGTCGAGAAATCCCTTTGACTCCCTCAGCAACTCCACCGCCTCGGCTAGTCGGGCGTTCCAATCACGATGCCTTTGCTCATTCCTCATGTCTAGCTCGTTCCACTGCCGTAGTAGTGCAGCGTTTTCCACTTTCAACCGCTCTATCTCTGCGTCTCGCTCACGGCAGGCGGCGATAATTCGACGGGCACGCTCGGCAGGCATCGTGTTGATGCTACCGGGGTTCTCCTCCCAATGGGCGTACTTGCTGTAGTCGAGTTGCGTCAATTTACTCCCGCTCATAATCCCATCCCATGAGGTCAACAATTTTTATGGCCCATTTCGAGCCGTAATCTACGTGTCCGCAGGCGTACTCACTGGCGAGTTTCACTTGCTGCAACGTCGGTTCTTGCAAGCCCCGCATGCGGGCGTATTCAGACGCCTCACGCCAGACCGCTTCAGCTTCGTGTTCCTGCCACTCCGAGTCGTGGTCGCGGTTTCGAGCTTGCCGCTGGAAGGCGTCGTACAGGCGACGTGCAGGTTGAAACGGCGGGCGAAACACATCTCGCTGCGTCACGATTCTCACATCCTTTCCGCGTCGATGATGATTCGGATTTCGCCGGGGGTCTCGACCAGTGCCTCAAGAGCTTCGGTCGATAAAGACGCCAGTTTCTCTTCAAACATCCGGCGGGCGTCCCGCTTGAGCATGTCGCGAGTGCTCGGTGGTGGTGAGTAGTTTTGCGGTCGGCAAGTTTTGTCGTAGTTCACGATTCACCCCTTTCCTCTCGGGCCGCGAGCATGGCGTCGGCGAAGCGGTAACGGAGTATGGCTGCAATCTCTTTGCGAGAGTGCCGCTTCGGTTTATAGTGGTCGTTGTGCGGATTCCGCGACCGCTCTTGCTCTTGCACGGTGTCAATATCACCTTTATTTGGTTCCGGGCCATGAACCGCGAAGTAATCGCGGAGTGACATGCCCTCCCCGCCCGCCGCTTTACCCCGCTCGCCAGACTCGGGAAACGCTGGTCCGCCATCGTTTTTCTTCATCAGTCTTCTCTCCTTGTCTCCCCGTGGGGCGGTTAGGGGTTAGGCGTACCACTTGCCGACTTCGTCGAATTGCTCGACGGTTTTACAGAACCCAAGCTCCGACAAGATTTCACGCAGCAGGTCGTCCGCCTGGCCGTGGGCATGTTCGTAGTCGTCGCACTCTGCAATCTTCGCCATCCGTTCGGCGTACTTTTCGTCAAGGTCTTTGACGTTTGAATTGCTCGCCATCTTCTCCCCCTTTCAATAAGCCCAGAACGCCCAGCCGAGCCACGCAGCTACGGCTACAGTCTCCAGTTGCCATTGCGGTTGGCCGTGGATATTATCGCAGAGAAATACGCGACTCAATCCCCAAAGGTGGGCGCAAGGATAATTTTGTGGCAGAAAATAGAAACAGTAGGTCGGACGGTGAGACCAAGGGGCCGGGGCGTCCGAGGAAGCACAAAATCCCACGGCAATCAGTCTCACTTTATCTCAGTGAAGACTTGGTAGAGTGGATGGACGGCATGGACGATACCCGGTCGGACCTCGCCGATAAGGCGATACGTCGGCTGATGAACTCTTGGGTGAGGAGGCAGAAGAAGTGAGCGACGTGAAGCACCCGATACAGCCTGTCATCGTCGACGACGAGGGCACTTATCGCTTCAAGCCGAACGCTATTGTGCGATTCCTGCTTGACGCCGGGCCGTATGACCTGAACGACCTCGCCCGCATGCCATTTTCGCAGAATGACCGTGAACAGTTCGCGCAGCTTATTGGATACAGCGTTTCTGGCTTCAGCGAACTGTCTTACGTCAGCGATGAGGCGTGGGACGAGACGTGGGAGAACGTGCCTGAATGCCCCGCAACCTCCGAGACCTAACAATCGCCGGGCTGCTGCTAATGGCCGTGGTGTTGGGCGTCAGGGCGATTTTGTGGCTAGTCGCAGAATAGCGGTTCAGCCAACCAGATACCCCGCGACTCGTTCACCGCGAAGATTGCTTGCCCCGGTTGCTCGTAGGGAATCGCATTCCCCAGACAGTACGAGTTGTAGCCCATCAGGCTTCGCAGACTGAACCAGCCGCCGTACTGGTTCCAGTGATGGAAGTGGCCGAATATGTCGTAGGCGGCTTTTCTCTGCCGGTCCCAATTTGCCTTCCGTTTGTTCGCGCTCACTGCAATTCCGCCGACGCCGCCCTGATACCGAATTGCTTGCCCGTGGTGCAGGCGGATCAGGTGGCCGCACGGCTCGATGTAGTGCAGGTACGAAGCCCCGATTTCAAACTTCACCCGCGGCTCGTGACGGAAGCACTTCGCCAGATTGTGATACATCAGCCATTCGTAAGAATTCTTGTGCGCGGTGGCGTGCCGCATCTTCTTCGTGGTGCGTCCGTGGTTCCCGATGACGGTCGGCACGATAATCTCTTCAACATCCGCTTCGTTCAGCAGGAACTGAATGCCCTCGGAGATTAGGTCTTGCGCGAGAAGCAGGGCCTCGGTCGGGGAAAGATAGTTGTTCTCTTCCAGTTCCTCGTGGATGTAGCCGGTGATGAAATCACCCATCAGCGGGAGCCACAATCGCCGGACGGTTGCTCTTGGCCGAATGGTCCCTTCAATCATGTCGAGGCCGTTCTGGAACATCTTCTCGGCCCGCTTGCTCGCAATCTCCGGCGAGTATTCATTCAGGCCATCGACTGTTTCCGGCTCGACCCGTTCTTCGACGTGCCAATCGGTGAGCGGAAGAATCACCGCCGAGTCACGTTTTCGCCACTTGGCCTTCGTAATGCGGCCTGATGGCGGGTCGTGGTCGAGTGAATCGAAGAACTCAAAGCGGGCCTCGGAGTCTTCCAAGGCGTCGTGGAGCAGCTTCTTCTCAGCCTTCAACTGCTCAATCCGTCGCTCAAGCCGGTGGACCTTGCGGACCTGGGCGAGCGTGTCGGCTTCGGCTTCTGCAGCTCGGGCCTTATCCGTCAGGCTCGATTGCTTACTACCCTGTGGAGTTCCGGCCATCTTAGAAACATCGCTTTCTTGATGGAGTCGGGGAGTTCAGGCATGTTGAATTCGTCGCGGACCATTTCCGCCATTTGCATGCCGCTCAGAACGTGGACGCCGCCGATACGGTCGGAGACGAACTGGTCGAGTTCTTCAAACTTCTCCGGCTCTTGCATTTCGAGACGTTCAATGCAGGACATCCGGCTCTTGCGCGGCTTCTGTGCCTTCGCTTTCTCGGTAAGGCTCAACGGATTCCTCCCTGAACTTGTCCCACTGTGCTTTGGTAAACCCGGCCATCAGCCAGGCGATATGCAGCCGGTCGTCTTCAGTCACTTCCGGCGAACGAGCCAGTGCGACCGCCTGCCAGAATTCGTTGTCGTCTGCAATCCATCGTCGGCCGTGATTCCCATTGGTCACTCGTCAATCCATCGGAACCCAAGTCGGTATGCGATGGTGGCGAAGTCTTCTGCAAACCTCGCCACGCTGTCCTCGTCGCGATGCCAGTCCGCTGCGTGCAATGCCTCATGGAGCAACGTGTCGAGCCGGTCCTTGCCCTGTAGCCGATGGTCAACGCGAATCGTTTTGTTCGGGGAATTAGGGTCGGAGCAATCGCCGTTCGTGTCTTTCGGCATCCGCTCAAACTTGAGCGTCCAGTGCCGCCCTAAGATGCTGACTCGCATGCCTCGGCCTCGCGTTCGCGGATCATTTCGAGCGTGCCGAAGTAGCCCGCTCCGTCCACCCGGTTGTCTCGCTTCGGCCTGTTGCACTCCCGGCTTATCTTTACCCCAACCATGCAAAGAGCCACTTGCGCGGCCGTCACGTCGCACCCAAGGATGGCGGACCAGATTTTCGCAGTGCGCCCCATATCATCGAAGGGATGCCCGTAGGCGGCGTTCCTGTCCCCGTAAACGAGACGCTGGGCTTCCTCCAAGATGGTCTCAGACAAGGGGTTGCCCGTCTCGGCATTCAGCAGCATCAGCCCGCCCCATAAAGCGACTTCAACCTCTGCTCTCGCCCCCGTTGACTTTCGCCAGCCCGGCAAAACCGCCACAGCGTCGCAATCAACAATCGCCGCCAAGTCCCGCCGCATAGCCTCCCGGAGATTGAAGTGCTTCGGCAATGTGTGCCAGTCCCAATCGTCTGGCAGGGCCATCTCGTCCAGCCCCGCCTCGCGGTCCAAATCCGCAGGCGACACAACATCCCATCCCAATCGCTCCAGGCGGTCTCTCGCGGCGTCGAATGCGGGGCGATTAAATCGTTCAAATCCACGCATGGGACCGGCGATATAGGCAGTTCCCTTGTTCACAAATTGCTCCTTACAAAGTCCCACAACGCGTCGACATACAACGCCAGTATCAGGGCGAGTAGGAGTAGGATTACGGTGCGGCGGGTCATCGGCTGGGCTAGTCCGGTACGTGGTCTACGGATAAGGTATTGGCATGTCACCCTTAATCAGCCTGTACCTGTCCCCTACAATCGGCTGGGCCGTCTTTACCGACGGGAAGGTTTCTCACATTGGGGAAGCCGAGACGCAGGTGGAAAAACCGCTTCAATTCCTCAACAGCCTTCAGCAGTTCTACGACCAAGCCCACCTTCACCAGTACAGCGAAGTGCTGATTGTCCGCACCGGACCGGGCAATGGGTTCACCCAAAAAGCCCGCGTGATGCTGGCAGGGCTGAGAGACGGGATTCGAGAGATTGATTGTCGGGCGGTGAAAGACCTGCTCGGCAACCCGATGATTAGCAAGCGGGGGATTATGGATGCCGGACGAAAGCAGTGGCCGCACCTCGAAATCAAAACGGCGGAAGCCGCGATTGCCGCCTTCGCTGGCGTTGCCTATTGCCAGACGAGTACAGGGCGCCGACAAACCTCCACTCTGGCGATTTAGTGACCGGCTCGGATTATTCATCGCCAAGCCCGATACGCTGTGCTCGTCTTACAACAGCCAGCCGGTTTACGCATGGATTCGCTCAAACGACGATTGGGTGAAACGTCAGTTCTACCGGGCCGACCGGCTTGAACGGCGGCTCGCCAAACTCCTCGACATCGCCGTCTTCCACGACCACGACTACTTCCTCTGTGACGACTGTGCTAGATGGGTACGGACTCTTGCCGAGGTTGATGGGCGGGTTCTGTGCTCGACGTGCTGTGCTCTACAAGCCCGCGCTGCTCAGCCAGAACGACGAGGAATTTTCGAGCCATCAGGGTCAGTTCCCGCTCCGGTTCCTCAGAGACCCACCGAGCCACCTGCTGACGGCTGACTCCCATCCGCCGCCCCAACTCCGCATTGCTCCACCCGGTTTGACCCTGGAACCACCGTATCCACTGCGCCCACTTCTTCCGGTCGTCCGCTGTCAGCCGGGACATCGCCTTTCCTCACCAAAGCGCTATGGAACGCCCCACCGACATCCCTGTGGGTCAGCATCTTAGGCTTACCGCAATACTTCGTCTTAATGTGCTCGGCCCAACAGTCCCAAGCACAAAAGCATCCGGCCCCCTCAACATCGTGCCAGCCGATTGACACGTCACGGGTAAACGTCACGTCTTCCGTGCTCATCTTAAAGCGGGCGTACTCATCGGTCCACTCGTAATAAAACCATCCGAGCGGCATCTTCGACCCCGGCTTCATCCACGGTCGGCCCTCAGCGTCTAATACCACCGCCTGCTTCGGCGGGCACCTGTCGAGCACCCGCATATCCATCAGCATTAAGCCGGTGGGCAACGCAGCGCAGGGCTGGATTCCCTTCAACCCCGCAGCCTCTTCTCGGCTATATTGGTCGAGCCGAAAGTTGGCGGTTTCGGGGTTGTCGTTGTTCAGGCTGCGCCAGCGAAACACATAGACGTTCTCGTGCGGCGGCGGGCCGACGTAGGGCGCACCAACAATCGCCGGAACGTGGTGGGAGTAGAGGAAGTCGAATGCCGTTTTGAAGAACGGCTTGTCGCCCTGGTCCGGCTTCATGTCCGAATCAATCATCAGGACGTAATCGACATTCATGTCCAGTGCGTCTTTCAAGCACTGGTTCCGAGTCATCGTGATGGGCGTGTCAGATTTCTTCCACGGAATCACCGCTCGGATACGGGGGTCTTCCTTCGCTTCCAAAACCGTCCTGACGTACCAGTCGGTCGTGTCCGCGTTTTCAACCCCACCGCCCGGAAACCGGGCAATCATCAGCGACTTCTGAACCGGCATGAGGGAAGCCTTAAAAATGGCCGGGTGTAAGGGAGCACCCGGCCTGTTCAGGAAACTTAGAGACCCAAGGGAAGAGCCTCGAAGAGAATCTGCGAAGTGGCCGCAGCGGTCGAACCGCTCGCCGTAATCGCCCGGCCGAAGGCGCCATCGGCACCAATCGAGCCGCCTACCGTCACACCAGCCACAGTCGTCCCCGAAGCGGTTGAGGCAGCCGCCACGGTGTTCTGCGCCAGAATGTCGGTATCGGCAATCACGTCGTCCGAGTCGCCCTTGTAGACCGTGCTGATTCCGCCCACGACGATGTAGCACATGGCTTCGTCGGCAACGGAGTCGTGCTCGATGTCCAAGACGGCAACGCGAACGTCAGCCGTGTCAGTGGCGTAGCCGTCAATCTCGGTTCCGGTTTCGTTCAGAACGACCGGATAACCGCCAGTGAGAGCCACGCCCGTCTTGTTGCGAACCGCCTTGAGGACGATGTTGCCATAGTCCCCTTGAACGGCGTACTTGCGACCAACCCAACCCGGAGTCGTGTCGGTCGATTCGAGTTCAAAGTCTTCCCCCCGCGGGAACGGGAGATTCCTCGTCGGTTCCATCAGTTATCTCCTTTCCACAGAGGATTACGAGCCGAACGGCCCCCAGAAGATGAGACCACGCCCACCTTTGCAGAACTTGAGTTGCCCGAAGAAATCGACCGTGAATCGCTTCGACAGGTCGATAATCTCGTCGTCCTGACCAACGGCCAGCAGCGTGCCCTGCATCGAGCACAGTTCAACCGTCTTCATGTTGATGCCGAAGGCGTAACCTTCACCATCCGAAGCGGTCGGACAGTCCACGTCGTAGGTGCAGTCCATCCCGTCGAACGTCAGAACGTCGTCCTCGTGACCAAGGCCGGAGAGCGTGCTCCCTTGCCCCTTGCTCACATAGACCCGCTCCTTCTCGTCGAGGGCATCGACCAGTTCTTCGTACATCGTGGCCGTCATCATAATGACGGTCGGAAAGCCGTCCTTGCCTCGCTGGTTCACGGAAAGGTACTTACCATTCCGTAACACAGAGAGGCAGTTGGTGGCCCAGTCCGAGCCGCCGGCGGCGAAAGACGAGTTTTTGTAATTGAGCTGGAGAGGGGTCCAGAACGCATACGGCTCGTCGTAAACGCCGTCCGGCCACGCGCCGGTGGTAAGGGTTCCACCATAACCGCCCGGATCACACCGCAGCGTGGCATAGGTATCCGTGCTGAGCGGGACCGGGTACTGGTCCGTGGAGGTCGGCTGGAAATTAGTCGCGGTCAGAAGACCCTTGAGGGCGTCGTCCGAACCACTCCCATCCTGGAACGATTGGTAGGACAGGAAGTCAGAGAAGTCCGACTCCATGTCCGACAGGATGTTCTGCACCTCCTTGACGATGGCAGGCTCGCCGGAGTTTTGCAGCTTCTCCTTCTTCGTGTACTGCTCGCCGAGAATGTAAGCGCCGTAGGGGAGCGACGCGACTTCGTGGCGAGACTTACGGTCAAACGTGATAGCGTCGGCGTCCGAGTACTCAACCGGAGTGTTCCGGTTGTACTTCACACGCCACTTGATTTCGGTACCGGAGTTGTTGTAACTCATCCGGCCCTTCGACTTCAGCATCTTTAGCATCTTGACGTTGCGCGTCAGATTGTCCTCCGCTTTGCGGAGGTGATTTTCAATCGTTGTTTTTCTGACGCGAGTTGTCACACCGGCCATAGGTATGCTCCTTTCCTCGCGGTGCGTAGCGGTCTAGTCACTTCTGAGGGCGCGAGGGAAAAGAGCGAGCCGGGGTGTCTGCTAGGCAGGCCCAACTCGCATCGCCAGCCCCTCAACTGGCTTACACTCACTGGTTCAACTCCCTCATATCCCTGAGCAATTCCTGCTCAAGACTGAAGGTCTCCGGCGTTCGACTGCTCGAACCCGACTTGTTGTCTGCTCGTTTGCCACCCGGCTTGATGTCCGGCTTGGGCTTATCGAAAACGGCGTCCGGCTTCCCGAATTGCGCCGCGACTTCTTGCTTGGCGAAATGGTCAATCGTGGCTTGGTCGTTCAGCCCGGATTGCGTTAAACGCTGGACCGCGTTGAAGTACGCCGCCCCACGCTCCGAAAACACTGGGCGACCCGTTTCAGGGTCCATCACCGGCTGACCTTGGCCGTTCGTTTGATACATCCAGCCAGAGTTCTCCTGAAGAATCCGCTGGGCCTGATGCACCTGCGACTCTTGGGCGTGACGCTGCTGAAGTTCACCGAAAACCCGCTCGCGGACCTGCTCGGTAATCTGGTCAACGTCCAGGAGCGACTTGGCCTGCTCTTTGATGAAAGACACAGGGTCGCGGCGGAATCGCTGGGAAGCGTCGTACCACTGGTGGAAGCCGTCTTTTACTTCTTTGGGCGTGCCGACCTGCCACTTGACGTTTCCGGCTTGGTCCTGCTTCACCGCACCTGTGGACTCGTCCCGCTCCATCCAGCCTTCCCACTGCGGGTCATACGCAGCGCGAATCTCGCGGGCCGTTTCTTCCTGCTGCTGTTGGGTCGGCTGAGTTTGCTGGCCCCGGTTCTGAAGAAACTCGTTGAACTCCGACAGGTACGGCTCAAGCTCTTTGTACCGCTTGGCGTACTCGTCCCGCTCACCGACCTTGCGAGACGCTTCAATCAGCCCCTTGGCCGCTTCTTCGTCCGACTGGTACTTGCTGAGGTCGTAGCCGAACTGCTCGCGAGCAAAGTCCTTGAAGCCTTGGACGTTGAACGACGGCTTCTCCGACTCGGACGGCTGCTCAGCCTGCGGCTCTTCCGGTTGCTCTTGAGACTCACCGGACGGTTCAGGCTGCTCGGGAGCCGTCTGCTCCGGCTCGACCGTCTCGTTGGCCTGAGTCAGCGCGTCATCAAGCGTCGATTCGTCCTGAACCTCTTCCGGGGCTTCCTTCGTCGCTTCCGCCATGTGACCGTTCTCTGAGGGGTAAGGTGTCCACACGGGAACCTTAATCCAGAACGGCAACAGCGAAATTCCGTAAATCCAATGAAAAACCCCCGCCTGTCACCTGCGGGTGACGAAACAGGGGTGATTCGGGAATCAGGTGCGATTAAATCGCAGTTGGGGGTAGTCATCCAGTCATCGCGGACAACGCTTCGTCGAGTTCTTCATTGTACGCTGGCTCACCCTCAGGCGGGGAGTAGCCGAGTTGACAGGCCACTGTAAACAGCGACTTGGCGTATTGCTCGTTAGACTCTTTGAGGTTTTCGTGGTTGGTTTTCCACTCCAACGCCTTTTCCTTGGACCGTGCAAGCTGCCCCGCCAACTCGTCTCGCTCATCGGTCAGCAACTTAGTGTCTGCCGCTTGGCTTTCGAGCGCACCGACACGGCTAGCAGCTTTCTTCAAATCGCCGCGCAGTTTCCGGCTCGTCTCCTCTAATTCTTCGCACCGTTGCTGGCAGAGAACCAGTCGGGACACCGGAACGACATCCCCTTTCCATGCGGCCCACAGCCGTCGTAGGCGTATCTTCAACTCATCGAGCATCAGTCCTTCTCCGCAAAGACAGGGGACTCAGGCAGGTATCTTTTACGGGCTTCGTGCCAGTCAAGGCTTGGGAGCATTTGCGGCCCCCAATCGTACCCCGCCCTGCGCATCACCCGCTCCCAGAACTCAGCGATTTCGACGCCCGCATAATCAACGAACGGAAGCCACTGGATGATCTTGAGGCTATCAAGGTCAAGAATGTTGCGGCTTTTATCTATCCAACGCAGCCGATTACTCCGAAGGGTGAAGTGCGATAGGTAAGACTCGACCGCCGTGACGTTTCGCTTGGGGAAATCGGTAACGTCGCATTCGTTACGGGGAGATTTGGGAGGGAATTTAGGGGTGGGCGCGACAACGTCTCCCGCCTGCTCGGTCGTTTCAGTGTAGAAGCTGCGACCGTTTGATTCTGGCTCATTCCACAGTGTCGCACCCAAACTGCTTGGATGCACCTCGACAGTGCTCCATTGCCTTGCAATCTCCCGTTCGATTTCCTTTTGCAGTGTGTCTGTCCCTATCGCATCGAAGTCGACCACTCGCGGCGGACGCTTCGCCATATGCCACTCATTCAGCTTGGCAACAAACTCAGCGTAGGACGGCGACGTGACCTCCACCTCGAACCTACCACGAAGGCCAACAAAGCTCATTTGACTGATGGCTCTGTCTGGCCGGACGTAGACCACATGATCTAGCACGACCGCGACTGGCTCACCGTACTTCTTGCATTCAAGGACGGGGTTCATCAAACACCTCCATGCCGAGGGAAACACAGAACACCCGATAACCTTAATGCCCAACCACGAACCGTCAACCTGAACAACCCCCAAGAATCAACTGCGATTCAATCGCACCTCAGCAAATCACCCAATCCACCCTATCTGGCCGCCCGGATAGGTATATCCACAGGGTCCACACGATGAGCACCCCCGAAATTGTACTTAGGCTTGGTGACATCGTTTGAGGATGGAAAATTGTGGGGTGGAATATATATAGGTATTTGGGGCCGTTTGGGGCTGGACCAGCCCGGGTTTCGTTTTCGCAAGCCGTTTGCTGCCAGCGGCTTACGTTGATTGATTCGCCTCTGAATCGTTTGATGGACGTTTTGAACGTTTTAATCATAACCATGACGCATTATTCCCACCCTTAATCCATGCGTCTGATGCATTGCACGAATCGGTGTGTCGTTGCCTCTTGGGGGGATGGGTGCTCGTGTCCTGTCTGCTGCTTCTCTCCTGTTTGTTGCTTGTTCTTCCGTTGTTCTGTCCCTGTTTGGTTGCTCTGGTGGTGAAGTTGCTGTCGCCTGGGCAATTTGTTGGCGGGTGGCTACTGTCCACTGTGGACGGTAGGATGTGGCCAATCCTTACGCCGGGTTGTTTCGACGTTTTTTTGAATCTCCCAGATTTGGTCCAACGGTATTGAGCCGATAGCCGTCTATAGTGGTGTGGCCGGGTGGCACCGGCCGGAACGCTAAACACAAACGGGAGACTTCAATGACTGCTCGCATCATCAACGCCCTGCTGATGGTCGGATTCTTTCTCGCTGCTGCTGCGACGAGCGGGCCGGTGAGCCTGATGTTGCTCGGCTGCACGTTCGGGTGCATTTCGATTGGCGGGCTGTTTGTGCTCGGCGATTTGGTAGAGATGCGACCGGACGCCGTGATCGTCGCGCAGCGTGCAGGCGAATGAGCCGAAACGGGCGACGGTATCGGCAACGTCTGTCGACTCGCTCGATTGGTGTCGGGCGAACCTATCAAACGTAAACGGGAGACTGAAGATGTACGAAGTTGGCAGTACCGCATGGTTTCGCGGCGACGAAGTGACTATCACGTCCGAGCCTTATGAGATGGACGGTGCCGAATGGCAAAACGCCGTGTATCCGGACGGTCGGAAAATCATTCTGTCGACTCCCAAGCAACGGGAGCGAAATGCAAAGCGATACCGCGCTGAATGGCAATCGCAACAGGACGGGTTTCGGCGTCTGCGTGAACGGTAGGACGTTTCCAGTTCTCGCGCCTCACTTGTTGGGGCGCGAGTATCGGCAACGTCGTCGAATCGCTCGATTGGCAATCGGGCGAACATTCAAACGCAAACGGGAGCGGTCGAATGCTGACCATACTGGGGGACGTAGCTTGCGCCGTCGCGTGCGGCGCGGTGGCTTACTATCTCGCCTGGCTGTTTTCTGCCGATTGGCGGGGAATTGCCAAACGGGAACGCGGCGAGTAGCGTATTGTTTACTGTCGGACGTGGCTGTCCGGTGTTTTTCAAAACCTGAAACGGGAGCGAAAGATGCGACCTTTGTACGAACAGGCGCGGCCTCAGAAATGGTCCGAAGTGGTTGGGCAGGAAAAGGCCGTGCGGAAACTTGAAACACTCCGCAATCGCGGCCTCAGTGGCCGGGTCTATTGGCTCACCGGACAATCGGGGACGGGGAAAACGACAATCGCTCGCCTGATTGCGTCCGAAGTCGCTGGGGAACTCGGCACCGAAGAGGTTGACGCAGCAGACCTCACAATCGGCCTGGTTCGCGAATGGGAGCGTTCGGCCCGCATGAAGCCCCTTGGAGCGGATGGGTGGTGCTTTATCGTGAATGAGGCTCACCGGCTCAGTTCGGCGGTCGTGTCGCGATTGCTTTCGACGTTTGAGCAGCCCACGACGCAGCGAAACGCGACGTGGGTTTTTACTACCACCACGGACGGGGAGCAGCTTTTCGAGGAACACGATGACGCCGGGCCGTTTGCCAGCCGAGCGGTCACGATTGCTCTCTCACGGCGGGGACTGGCGGAACCGTTCGCCCAGCGTGCGCTTGAAGTAGCACGGGCGGAAGGCCTGGACGGTCAACCCTTGGACCGCTACGTGAAGCTCGCGAAAACGTGCCGGAACAATCTCCGTGATATGTTCCAGCGCATCGAAGCGGGGGAAATGGTAGCGTAGAGCCGAAACGGGAGCGACGTTGCTCCCGTCCGTCGGGGATAGTCTCCCGGCGCTGATGAGGCAGACACCTCACCCCTGCCGGATGCGAACCGGCTTACAGGAGACGAGGAAGATGTTTTACGACTTCACTATCGGTCCAGCAATTGAGGGTGAGCCGGAACCCAAGCGGCCGTTCCTGCGGTTGCTTTCAGCGGCGGTCGACGAAACGGAGAGGCTTGGCGACGCTGGTTACAAAGAGCGGGGGCAGGTTAGGCACTGGCTCACGTCGTTCATCACAAGCCAAGGCCCCGGATTGCACGACATCAATTACAAGTTCTGGAACCGCATGCTTTGGTGGCTTGATGAATACCACGCGAAGACGGACCCCGACTACGATCGCGGCACTGTTAAGGTTGCCGCCGCTGAGGCAGGGTGGCCTTACGGGACTCACACAGCCAGTATCCCGCATGTGATGCACGACGCAAATGAGGCCCGATATAACCGCGACGCATTGTGGGACGCCCCGCGCTCGCTTGCCTGATTTCTATCGTCTCCCCGTCCCGGTCGCCTTAGACCCCGCGTCGCAACCGGGCGAGGCGGCCGGGCGGGTGGGGACGACTCAGCCGAAACGGGCTACGGCCCGTCGTCGTGCGGTGGTTCGCACGGCCTGATGATGGCAGCCACTATCTATGGGAAACGGGAGCGAAGAATGGCGAATGATTTACAGGACTCCGTCAACCGACTGAGGCACGCCGGGCAGTGTGCCTTTGCGCACTGCGTCATTGAAGACGCGAAATGCCTGATCCGTATCCTGTTTCCGGACCGGCACAAAGGCCCTTCCGTTCGCGATACGATCCGTGGCGCAGCCGCCGAAATTCGCCGCGCCCAGCAATACATCGCCGACGCAGATCGACACTATGGGATCAACGAGAGCGATCAATGCTAGAACACAAAGGCTACGCCGGACGCATCACTATCGACCACGACACCGGCTCACTCGTCGGCGAAGTGCTCGATATTCGGGATGTCGTCACGTTCGAAGGTCAGACCGCGCGGGCAGCCGAACAGGCTTTTCGTGACTCGGTCGACGACTATCTGGAACTCTGCGAACAGCGGGGCGAGCAGCCGGACAAGCCGTACTCGGGTAAGCTGCTGGTCCGACTCGGGCCGGAACTGCACGCCAAGGTCGCTGCCAAGGCGAAGGGGAGCGGCCTGAGCATCAATCAATACATCTGTGAGAGACTGGCAGACTGAAAACACCGAACCGTGCCGCCGTGTTACTCCCGTTTCCGGCGGCGCGGCACCCACCGACTGACCCCCGACTGCCAATCGAGGGGAGTAGCTCGCAACTTGCGGTGGGTGCGCTTTCAACTGGTCGAAACGGGAGCGCAAATGGGAGCGACGAATGACTGACCGCGAGCGAATTCAGGACGTGCGGGAACGGCTATCGGGCGGATGTCCTGAAGAGGATTTCGAACCCAAAGTCACGTCGTGGGAATTGCTAGACGTTCTCGATGTGCTGGCATCGCTCGATGAACGACTGGGAAAACTCGAAACGGGAGCGAAAGATGAGTGAAATCGCCTGGGGCTACGCCCGCGTATCATCCGACCGACAAGCGAACGAAGGCGTCGGCATTCAAATGTGGTGCGACAAGATTGTCCGCTACGCAGAACAGCACGACCTCGACTTGGGTAATCTCCGCACCCAGCACGTCGCTGGTATCACGCTCGAAATTCCCGAACGATTGGGTATCGAGTCGGAGTCCGCCTACAAAACCAACTTCCGCGACAGGCGAGTTGGGGGGCATCTCTGGGACTACGCCGCACCGGACGACCATGTGATTATCGCTGGCGTTGACCGGGGGTTTCGCAGCCAACGGGATTGCCTGAATACCGTGCTCGACTGGATTAACGAGCGGCTGGTCCGTGTCCACATTCTTGACATGGCCGGGCATGACTTGGACCTCGTCTCCCCGATGGGCCAAATGCTGCTTTCGATTCTCTCCGCAATGGGGGAGTGGGAGTCGAAGATACGGGCTGAGCGGACGAAACGGGCCTTTGCTCAAGCCAAATTGCAGAACCGACGCTGCCACGACTTCGCCCCTATCGGCTTCCGGTTCCGAGGGGAAGGGAAGCACCGCCGATTGGTCCTGTGCCCCGAGGAAATGGCAATCATCAAACAGGTTTGCAGGTGGAAAGAGGAGGAAGGCTTGTCGGAAGTCAAACTCTACAAGCGACTGAACGATAACGGCATCGTCCCGCCTGAGCCGGAGAACATGGGGGAGTGGTCACGCGGGGACGCCTCGAAGTACACCTACCACCGCATCAAGCAAATGCTCCGTATCGGTCCTCGATTAGTGAAGCTGGAAGAGGCCCACGGGGACATTAACAAAGAAGCCGTGGCGGAACTGGAAGAATTCACGCTGCGATTACACGAGACTGCCGAGCAGGTCGCCAAGCATCGCTCGGAAAAAGCCAAACGGGAGCGGCGGCGTGCGGAGATTCGCAAGCTCCAACAGCAAGGCCTGCCGAGCCACAAGCCGAAGGCGTCCTAATCGTCCCGTGCGGCCTGCTGCTTCCGTCTCTGCATCCCGGCGTACAGTTGCATCATCAACTGTTCTTCCGGGGTGAGCACGGCATCGTCGAAGGCGTACAGACGCTCGAATGAGCCGAGGTTGGGGGACGCTTCGGCCAATTGCTCAATTACATCGCCCACCGCGTAGTCCCTTGCCCGCTCCAGCCCACCGTAGGGGTCGGTGATGCGGGCGGGGACAGCCCATCGGCCCACCTTGTCCAACAGGTCTTTCCGGTCATCGAAGAAGAACGTCCGGGCCATACTTTGAGCACGAGCCGTCGGCAGGCTTTGAAGCAGGGCGTTGATTTGGTCGTTGTCGGTCGGGAAGTCCGGCACCTCGGACAATGGTCGCCCAGTGAACGGGTCACGCTGACTCGCCAAGGTGTAGGGGAGTTTGACGAACGGGGACGAACTCGCCACCGCCTTCTCGAACGTCCGCTGTAGCGCCGCGTCAATCGTCGCACCCGACGCAATCTTGTTGAAGACTTCCTCGTGGGGGAGTCCGAAGCCGGTCAGAAATCGGTCTTCCTTGCCGATGAGCGGGACGCCTTCCAGGGGGACGGCAAGTGTCTCGCCGATGTAGTCAGGGACGAAGCCTTCGCCCTCACGCATTGTCTCCGTGGCGCGGAGCACCTGGGCCAACGCACCGCCCGGCTTCTGAAGCAACGTGCCAGCGATTAAGGGGGCCACCTTCTTCTGAAACGACCAGAACGGAATCGCCCGCTTGGCAAAGGCCCGCTCGAATTTGGTTACGTCCCCATAATCGAAGTGCAACGACTCGACCATCTCTGCCGCGACTTCCGCAGAGTATCCCTGCCGTCGCATCGCTGCAAACAACGGAACGCGGTTGACGAACTCAACCCTTTCATTAAGCCGTGACCCTCGCTCAACAGCACGCTGGGTTTGCTCGCCAAGAAACCGACCGCCCGGCGCGTTGTCGTTCAGGAATGCCGCCAGCGTGGTGCGTGGGCCTTCTGCCAAGTCCTGTGTGGCTTGCCGGTTGATGTCGGTCGGGTCGAGCGTGCGGTACGGAACGTCCAAGTTGTCAACCCCAGTCACCGGGGCATCCATGAACGCTTTGCCGCTCCCGAGCACGCCGTAGTCCAACATCTCCTCAATGTACTGCGATTCAATCGCAGTTGCGTCGCCCCGTAAATGACGGCCTGCATCCACGACGGCCTTGCCGTAGGCTGTCAGGTCGTCCGCTGTCCGAAACGCACCGCTGGTCAGGTTCAGGAACGAACCGCCCATCCCGTTTCTCAAGAAGAAACTGGGGAAGGCAGGCACCATCCCCTTCTTGGTGCCGGGAATCTTGGCGACCGGAATCGTGACGGCCGCCTTAAACGTGTTGACGATGGTGTCGAGTACGTCCCCGACCTGCTTCCGCCACACTTCCTGAGTGGGGTCGAACGACTTCATCAGGCTGTTGGCCGCGTCGACCGCTCGGCTATCAACAAGCAGGTTGCCGAGTTCTTCTGCGCTGCGCCCTGTCGTCTTCGCAAAGTATTCGAGGGCTTGGTCGGGGTTCATCCCCACGTCCTGAAACGCCTCGGACAGAACCGAATAACCGACCGGAACCTCACCGCCTGTGTAGACCTTCGACATATCTCCGAAGAGCTTATGAATCGACTCGGCGCTGGCATCCAGAATTGCCATTCGCTTCATGTACTGAGCGAACGACTGAGCCGGGCCGGTGTAATCGACCGGACGCTTGGCCGCACTGCGTAGGTCTTCCGCGTGAGAGAGTTTGGCCTTGGCGATTTCTTCGGGGGTGCGTTGAATCTCACCCTGCCGGATCAGACTCGCCTGCATCGGGTCGGAAACGTCATAGGCGGGGTCCAGATACTCGTCGTACTGCTTCAGGATATGGTCAACCCCACCCTTTCCACGGGTGGCCGAGTCTTCCGCCATCTCCCGCATGACCTCGACCGGCACTCTTGCCCGAGCCTTGGAGCGGGAGCCGTAGCCGCGAGCGTTGACCATCTTCGACTCGTACACGTCACGAGCCTTGTTGTAGACGGGCTTGGCGAAGCGGGGCATGTGGGCAAAGTCGTCCGCCTCTTCAATCATCCCCAGCGACACACCTTTATTGAGCACTGACTGGAACTTGTTGCCCGCTGCGAGTTTGATGTCGTCAGCTAGTTTCAAAATGTCGGTCGCAACCTGCTCACCCTGCTGCGGCATCGCCAGCCCAGCCCGTCCAAAGGCGTCCCCCAAATCTCCCTGCGTCTCTCCCGTGTGCCGAACGATACGGTCGAAGATGTCCTCGACAACCGCCTCCTCGTCCGTGTTGCGGATGGTCTGTCCGTAGGAATCCTCGAAGGCTTTGTAAACGTCGTTGTACTGCTTGTTGACCGTTCGCGCCGCCTGCCGAGCGGCGAACATCGCGGCCGGTTCGTTGCCGTAGATGGTCTCCCCGAGCTTCTGCCCAATGGGCTTCATCACGTTCTTGACGGACGAATCGAACAGCATCCGCCCAAAACGGAATGGGGAACTGACCATCTCCGAACCCGGCAGGTCACTTGTTCCCTTCAGGTAGTCCCCGGCCACCTTGGTCGCATCCGCTGCCTTGTCTCCCGTCCCAAACGACGCGAGTTGCTTGCCGGAGAACGGAATCTCCACATTGACCAGTGACCGCTGCCCCTGCCGTAAGGCGTCTACGAAGCCGTCTGCGGGCTTCAGTGCCTTCAAGGCATCATCAGCCATGCCAGCCTTACTGAGAGCCTGAGCGGCTTTTGTGGACCCCTTGGCGGCTGCACCCAACGCTGTCGTACCGCCGAGCGTAAGGTACGATAGGGGGTCTCCGGCCACCTCGGCGGCGAATGCTCCTAGGTCTCGGAACTCCCAGGCGTTCGGGTCGTTCGGCATCCCCATCGCAGCCAACAGGTCGTCACCACTGGATACAGTTCCCCCACTGAGGGTTTCCCAAAGGAACCGCCGGGGGGTGTCGAGGAAGTTGGCGGTCGCGGATAGACTGGACGTGGTGCCTTTGAGCAACTGGTCAATCAGGCTTTCTTCCGCTTCCGGTGGAAGTGGTTGGAATCGAGCCGTAGACTGACGTTGCCGACGAATCGGTAAGTCGCGGTACAGGTCCGCGAGTGGGTCTAGTTGATAGGAGTCGTACATGAGTCGCTACCGCTGGGTGCCGTTGGGCGTGTCGCTAATCTTGGCCTCACCAATGATGTGCTATCTATTTCTGGATTGGCCTCACTTCGCCGCGCGGTACCTGCAACACGAAATGCTTTGCGCGATTCTCGGCGTGGTGGTTCCGGTTCTTTTTGTGGGTGCTGGTATCACGCTTTGCATACCGAGCAAGCGTTAGAATCCTCGGGAATACGCACCGTAGTTTCGCCCCGAGAACTCTTGTCGTCGGCGCACACCCTCTTCGTAGTCCTTGCGGGACTGCTCTCGCTTCCATTGCTCGTAGGGGATGCCGTACTCGGCTTCAAACCCCCTTATCATTGCATCGCGTTTAGCGCGACTGGTGGCTGACGCATTCAGACCACCAACCTTTTCAATTTCTGCTGCAAAGTCGACAGGGCTGTCGATGTTCGCGCCGCTAGCGTTCAGTTCTTCTTTGGTCAAACTGCCATCTCGGGCCTTTTCAGTCTGTTCCTTGCTCCGGTACTCCTCGTTGTTTTTGTATTCGTCCTGTCGGGCCGCTTGCTCAATTGGGTCGGGAGTCGTGAGCGCATCACCCATTGCATTCCCGCCGCCCATCAACTCATTCCACAAGGCTTGCCCCCTCGGACTTTGGCGTTCTTCCTCTGAGAGTTTGTCCCACACCAGCGCCAGTCGGCTCAGGCGGTCCTTCCGCTCTGCGGCCGATGCTTCAGCAGCCACCTTGTCACGGTACGCATCGGCCTCTAACTGTGAGCCGACAATCTGTGCCGCTTGGTCCATCGTCATCGGAATTGGGCTTGACGCTAGCATTTGCAGAAGCGGCAATGCCCCGCCTTCCCCACCTCCCAGCGCGGCCTGACGACGTTCTTCGCGACGGTCCACGTTTTGCTGCCCGCGCTGCATCCGCTCGGCTATTTTCTCCGCGCGAATCATGTCCGGCGTCTTCTCGCCTCGGGCAAGCATCTCTTGGTCGCGTCGCTGCGCCATCAACGCCCCACCCTTACGTCGAAGGGACGATGGCAGGTCGTCAAACAACTGGTCACGTTCTGGTGCGGCAGGAAGATTGTCCTGCATCCCCTCCGGCAACGCGCCAGCCTCAGCGAGCGCCGATACGAGCGCGGACTGACGACGTTTGTGGGGCTGCAACCCCGGTCGTCCCTGCTCGTCGTAGACTACCTTTGACCCGCCGCTGTATTCTTTGTCCCCAAAGTTTTCGCGGTATCGCCGGTCCATTCTCTGAAGTCGCTCTTCAGGTGACGCGCCTTTCATTTGGTCAAGTAGCGGGACACTGCCGATGTTCTTGCCACCCGCCGTCATACGCCCGCCCTCAAGCGGCTGGAAGGACGCTCGGGCTTGCTGCTCGATGCCGGAAGTTCCCGCACGCTCGGAACTCATCCCGTTGCCATTGGACGAGAACCCGCCAGTCGGGCCAGTGATTGATTTGCTGTAGTCGTTTACCGCCCGCGACTTTGCTAACTCGGGCAGGTCAGGGGTCGGGAGGCCCGCCGATGCGTAGGCTGCGTCCCGCTCGCCACGGTCACGCACGTCACCACCGGGCAGGGCACCGCTGTAATCTTTGAATTGCGTATTGGTACCAAACAGCCGGTCGAGTCCTGCCCATCTCTGGTCGCGGGACTTGCCTTTGAACATTTCGGCAAGTTGCTCGCGCGTCGGTGGTGTCTGGTTCGGGCCGAACCCGAACAGCATCTTCTTCGCCTCTTCGTCAATCAGGTCTTCAATCGGCGTGCGCGGACTGATGCCCGTATTCCTCGGCTGCATGAGCAGCGAAGGGTCGGGGCGATTCAGGGCTTCAAACAAAGGAACCATTAGGCCATTCCCAAGAGCATGTTGAGAAGCGGAAGGACGAAGTTGTCATCCGTCTGTTGCTGCTGAATCCCCTCACGCACCCTGTTGGAGCGTCGGCTTTCCAGCGTGTTCAACCCTGCGATTCGCTGCTGGGCATTTTGCCCCGCCGCGGCAATCGGGATGTTCGTCAAAGCGTCCACATCAGCAATCGAACGACCCAACGCATTCCGAGACTGGGACGCCGTCTGAGCCGCACTGTTCGGGCTGAAGCCGGAACGTCCAAGGGTCCGTGCCGAGTGGCGATTAGCGGAGTCCTCGTTGATGGCGTTCATCCCCAACGCCCGATTCACCATCGAATTGACTTGGTCGTTCGTGAATACCGGGGCGACTGCTTGGCTGCCGAACTCCGAACTCTGGCTACGGGACTCCCCGGCCATCTGTTGCGGGACCATCTGCGGAACGGACGGAGTATTCTGCGATGTTGGATTGGTTCCCAGCCCGGTTGAGTTCGCCGGGGCACTGGAACCGAATTGCGGGGTTGCGTTACCCGACCCACCGGACCGGGCGCCACCCATCCCGAAGTTCCCGCCGCCTCCACCCATGCCGAAGTTGCCTGCCGGGCGTCCGTTCGGTCGAGACATGCGAGGGGACTCCGAACCTGGCCCCGTCTGCGCCATTCCACTGGGGCGCTGGGGAGTTGGGAGCGGTCCGCCAGTTTGCGGGGAACCTTCCGTTGACTGGACGTTGTTGTTCGGCAACGGCATCGGCCCGCCCGTCTCGGGGAACTGGAACTCGCGAGACTGGAACTGCTGCGGGTTGACCTGCCGGGGCTGAGTCCCCAACGCTTCAGCAAACCGACTACCGCCCATCAGGGAGCTAAGTAGCGGTGAGGCGAAGTCGTTATAGACCGCCTCGAATCGGTCCTGTTGCAGTTGCGGTGCGAACGTCTGTGCGGCGGCGTTGATGCGGGACTGGTCGAGAGCCGAGTCCGCCCCAATCCGTGCCCGTTCGGTGGCCCCGCCCTCGGTCAGTGCGGCAACGTCAAGGTTGCCTCTGTTTTGTAGTCCAATCTGACCGAGGGCGTTTTCTCCTCGAATTCGCTCAAGGCTCTGCGCCCCTTGGTTCTGCAATCCAATCGAGCCGAACTGCCCGAAGTTCCGCATGTCTTGCAGGGCAAGGTCGTTCTGACCCTGAAGCCCCAGTTGGTCAAGGGCGTTCTGAGCCTGTAGGTCGGCGATGTTGAACTGGTTCTGCGTGCCGAGGATGTTGTTCAGCAGGGAGAACAGCGCATTCCCTTCCGCCGTGCGGTACGCCATGTCTGAGGCGTAGCGATTGGCGGCGGCGTTCTCTCGTGCAGCGGCAAGAGAGTTGGCTGCTTGGGCGTACTGAGCGCCGGTGTTGAAGAAGTCCCCGCCCGAATTGGCAATCGGAAGCCGGGGGATGTTAGTCGGCTGGTTGTAAATCACCTTGCGCTCCCTCGAATAGCTCGCAGGTCGAACAGGCCGTGACGGGCTGCTCGTTGAAGTCTTGGTAGTGGTTATGGAGCGTCGCGTAGCCGGTGAGGGAGCAGGCGTAGACGGCGACGTGTTTCTGTCGTCCTGAATTCTGGCAGGGTTTACAGGTTAGTGTACCAACTTCTCGGCCCCGGTGAATGCAGGTTTCCGCTTGTTTCTTGGTGGCTGCTGGTTGCTGCGACCGGCGGCACGTTCGCTTCGCATTCGGGTCTCGCGTTGGGTTCACACGACCGCAACGCTCACACTTGTTGTCGACGGAGTAGAGGCAATTCATTCCGGCGAAATCGTAATCCAACTTGGGTATGAAAACGCAGAGTCGAATTGAGGCGAAGATGTTGCGATCAACACAAGGTCGCTGGTTTCACAGTCCCAAGACTGCGTGTCTACATCCTCGGTGATCGTCGAGGGCCATGACGCGCCCCCACTTATGCGCGAATATCCGGCACCGCTATTTTGGTAGAGAGCCGTAGGCGGGAACGATCGGCCCGGCGTTGGGTTGAACTCAATATACGTGATGCCGGATTGGGTGTACTTAACCACATAGTATGACGCATCCGCGTTGCTGCCAGGTTGCGTAGCTGACCCTGTGGACCCGAAGATGTAGCGGCCCGATGTCCCTGCGGGGCCACCAGATAAGTCTACATATCCCCAGCCCGAATAAGATCGGTACAGCACGGTGGAGCCGACTGAAAGTTGGGCGGGCGTAGTGGCGTCTTCGTACTCAAGTTTCACGGTCCCGCAGCCCGCCTCATACTCCCATAGATCGGCGCACACCCTGTCCAGCACAACGGTTCCATCAATATCGCTACAGAATGAGTTGGCTGCGCCTGAAAACAGCGTGAACGAGTCCGGCGCATCATCCCCGCCACATAAGTCGGAGTCGAGCAACCCTGCTCGCTGGTTGGTTAGCGTCAAGTACTCACTCTCGTTCGACCCGCACACTGACTTCATCCGGTAGTCCATCAACAACCCGTAATCCAACCCGGTGACTTCATAAGGGTCGTCGCCGTCTCCAAGCCCCGTTATGACAGTCCAGTTATTTTGCCCTGCCGGGGAAAATTCCAGCGTGTAGCTGTCTGCTTCATACGTGGACAGGTTGGGCCACGACAATACAGGAGGGTTGCACGACCCATTAACGGAAAAGTTAGGTGGCTCACAAGTAAAGCAACACGGCGAGCACGGGTCATACTTGTAAGGCATCAGGCACACTCCGCTGCGCTGACTTCCCACTGTTCCGACTCATCACTCCATCCGGCAATTACCTTGGACCCCGACGCAATCGACTCATCCAAGCCCAGAACTTCATAGACCGTGACCGTGCCAGCCGCCGCCGTCGTGATTGTCTGGTTGCCCCCGGATGCCAGCGCCCCATCAAGCGCCCCCCGAATGTGATAGCTGCCGGTTCCAATCGCGTAGTAGGTGTTACCCACCTTCGTTCCGAGGATGTAGTCGTTCTGGAAGAAGTAGCCCCGGATGAACGCCGCATCGAGCGATACACTCACTCCCGCCGAGCCGATTACTGTCCCCCCCACGTTCAGCAAGGTGGCACTGGTCGCACCTGCCCCCTTATAAAAGTCAGCATTCAGTTGGAAGGCATAGAGCGTTGTTCCTGTCCCCGTTTGCCCCGGCGTGTAGGGCTGCGGGAATGAACCCGGAGGCCACGTTAAAACATCCTCTTCGTCCAGTGGCGGAAGGTCGTCTTCGTTGGTCGGGTTCAGCGGGTCGTTGTCTGCCGTGCTGCCCGGTGGCTCAATCCCCGACCCCGTTTCATCCGGCGACTCGCCACCAGAATAAACTCGGTAGACCGTTTCAGGATTGATGTTCGTCGTGGTGGGGAAGAAGTGGTTGGCGACGATGTTCTGTGACCCAACACCCGTCCCGAGAATCGTGGTGTCGCCGTCGTTGTTGGTAATCTGGACGCCTTCCTGTGAAGGCCCATCGTTGTTGATGATGATGGCAGGGCCGGTGCCGCCCCACGTAAACCGCAAGGGTTCGGCCAAATCAATCGGCTCGGTTGAACCGAAGATGGCGGCAATCTCTTCAGCCAGCACATTCGCCAGCGTGATTCGCTCATCCCCGTTCGCTTCACGGAACTTGATGTCGTAGTCCGAGCCGAGAATCCGCTTGGCTGCACCGGAAAACATGGAACGCAAACTCATTGGCCCGCCCCCGCAATATCGAGTTGGTAGAGCCGGACCCGTTCCCCGTTCGTGGTGCAGACAACCTCAGCCTGAATGTGCCGGTTGCCGTCGGCGTCAATCTCTTTCGCGTCTCCCATGTTGTGCTGCGCGTATCCGTTCGCTTTCGTCGGGTCGACAATCAAATCGGAATCATCGTCCGACGCCGTGAATCCCATGCCGTTGTCAAAGTCGATTTCCTGGTCAACCGGAGTGTTCGACCTGTCCTCATACAGCCGCATCGCCAGACGGCTCGTGACACTTCCCGGTTCATAGGTCAGGTGCAGCCCACGGTCCTGATACTCGTCCGTTACCGTCCACCGATAGATGGCCGAACGCCACGACCAGTTGATGCCCCCAATTTGATACACGCTCGTGGTGTCTGGCTTGGTCGTCCACGGGAATCGCACCTTGAGCGTCGTCCCGTCCAGTGCGGTGATGAGTCTCTGCTGGCCTTTCCCCGTACCGGAAACGATTTCCACTACCTTCCCGACCACCGTGGAGGCGAACGACGCACTCGAATCCGCAATCCACGTCAGACCGGAAGACGTGGCCGTGCCTCGTGCCGTTCCGTTTCCCGAATGGCCGTCCCAATCGCCCTGTTCGCCTGCGAGAATCGTCCGCGCTCGGCTGCCAAGAAAGACGGTCGCTCGCCCGGACAGGTCGCCATACGCACTCGATGCCACCGGGACGGGGTACTCGTACAAATCCCACTGCCGGAGCCGGTAGCGGTAGACCAAAGCATGCCGAGGGTACCTCCCCCCAAGGCTCACGAAGAACAGGACGCTTTCGTTCTCGCGGTCGTGGGTTGCGTGGAAATACTTTCGCCACTGCCAGTTGATTTTGAACGGGCTGCCTGAGCGGGGGTTGAACAGCGTTCGAATCGGGGCACTCACCGGAATCAGGTCGTTCGCCACCATTGAGTAGATACCCTGTCGGTCCAAGGCATACACCCGGTCGTCTGCAATCAGGCAGCAGCGTTGATTCACCGCCCCCCGTTGCGGCCCGAGTGACGTGAACCCATCGGTTGCAGGGTCAGCGTCGTAGCTGATTCGCCACACCCGGTTCTCGCTGAACGTGTACGCCCAGCGATTGTGAGCGATGATGGCGGTAATCTCACCACCCTCCGGCGTCTCCGATAACGTCACGGCATTCAGCGGCGACCACGCTTCCGGGTAGACGAGTTCCGAATACCGGAGTTGCCTTCTCTGAGAAGCATCAGGGGCAATGCGGTAGCGGACGTAGGCCGAGGTGGAGCCGCCGTAGACTGTGGAAAGCGTAATCGTTTGCGTTGATGTGTTGACAGTGAGGATGCTGTAGCCGGTTGTGTCGCCTTCGACGTAGAAGTTCCTTCCCGCCAACTCGTCAGTCCAGTCCGTCCCGATTCCGGTCACGGTCCCCGAGCCGTTCGTCACCTTGGCCGACCCGGTTTCGTAAATCGGATAGCCCGCCCCAAGCATCCGCCCCGTATTGTGCGTCCAGAACGGAACGTCATCAGGCGGCTCGGTGAAGCGGTCGCTCACCAAGTCTGTGTTCTGCGTATCGACCAGCGGAACCGCAGTGCCCAAAGCGTCATCGTTCTTAGTGGAACTGAATGTGGTACCCGACAGATTCGTCGTCTCCACATCCACATACGCCACCCGGGCTTCACCGTTCTTAGTCCGGAGAATCTGCCGTTTGACCACTCGGCTATCAGACGGGGCTTGGACACTGGCGTAGTTAATCTGGTCAGCACCCTGCCGCCACGTCCCTCCTGCTGTGTATTCAGCCACCCCGGCGACCGGGTTGCCGTCAAGGTCATAAAGCTCGAATGTATCGGTCGTCTTGTTTTTGACGATGCGTGCGCCGTTTGCCGAGTAATTCCCCGCCACCCCTTCGATAAACACGTACTCGTCGTTGGAAAGTCCGTGTCCGGTAGAAGTCACGACGATGGGAGTCGCGTTGGTCGCTGCCGTAATCGAGCCGTCATTGGTGCTAGGCTGCAACTTGGCTGAGACGGGTGTGACGTTCGACGGATTCCCGTCCCGGTCAAGCCATCGCTGGTAGGCGTAGAGCGTGCCGACAATATCCCCGCCCGTAGTGAACGTGGCGGTAACGGTCGTGGTGGGAGCAGGCACCCCGGCGTCTTCAAACGCGGATTGCAGGCCGTCCCACGCCAGCGCGTCACTGAATCCGTCAGTGGCGTAGAGCGTTCCATCAGGTTCGCGGGAGAAGTATTTCAATTCGTCCTCTCCGGCACCATGCCTGCGTTATAGCCCAGCATAGCAAGTAACGGTAACGTGTTGCTCGGCACGTCTTGGTAGGCCGGTGCGATGTAGGGGGAATAGAGTTGGCTCTGTGGGTCAAACAGTGCCACTTCCTCCAAAATGGGTCGGGGCGTCCGAACGGTCGGTAACTGTAGCTCCTTGGCAAATTGTGCCGCCGGGTGCGTCCCAACCATTGCGCGCGAATGGAGCATTGTCTCCGCAAGGTCGACAACCTCTTGGTTGCTCGCACCGGATGCACGGGCTTTGCGGATTGCGTCAGCCACCGCCTCCTTAGTGACGCCGCGCTGTGCGGCACTGACGGAAGCAAGAGCAGCCTGCAACGGGTCGCCGCCTCCGACAGGTGCATTTCGTGCCGCGTCCGCCAAAGTCGTGTCGCTCTTAACCCTCTTTTTAATTTGTCGTGGAGCGGTGCGGAGACTGGCTGGCAAACGGTAGTCTGCGTTCTGTGGCGTGAGCCGAATGGAATCAACAATTGCGCTGTCGACTTCACTCGCAGGCACACTCTCAGGCACCACGTCAAACGAGTGCATCCGGCTCATCTTGACCGAATCGTACCCGTGGTCTTTAAGGATTCGCGTCGCGTCGTCTGCGGACTTTGCACGGTAGGCCCCCGATTTACCCCAGTAGGGGAACTCCGTCGCACCCTCGCCGCCACGGCGGGCCGCGTCTGCTGCGTCACTCAGTTTGTAAATGGCGTCCTCAATCAACTCGCGTTTTGACCCCACCGGCCCAGTTGTCGTTTGGGCAAACGCCCCCATCTCGCCAGCAATCGACGCCCACTCGTCTTCAATCTTCTTAACCTCGGACGGAGACAGGTCCGCATACTTGCCCACCCGACGAAACACTTTGTCTGTGGTGTAATCCGAGTAGGGCACCTTGGCGGACATTTCCTCCACCTGCCGAATCAGTGAGTCCGGTATCTGCCATTTCTCGATCTGGTCCTGTGTCTTTTCCGGCACATACTTCAGCAGGGTCTTATACAGTTCCGGCTCTGTAATCTCGGACGGGTCGACCAGCTTGCCGACCTGCTCTGCAAACTCCACCCCACTTAAGGGCGTCATGTCACTGCTCCCGAAAGTAAACTCAAACGGTTTGCGAGAGTCCCCGAAGCCCCGCATGACTTGGCCAGACCGTCCTTGCACGTACTCACTCGCCAGCCGAGGCTCGGGCGTCATATACGTCCCCCGTCCGTACAAACCGTCATCCGTCGCGGCGCCTGCAAAGTCGGGGCTGAGGTCTCGCAACGTGATGTCGGGATTACCCGTGCCGTGAAACAACCGCATCGGGTCGCCCGCACTGTCGGTCAGCTTCGTCAGTCCGGCAATCTCCTCCGGCATCGCGCCCGCCGCACGCATGGCGTCCGACGCCGCGTTGGCCTTATTCGCCAGTCCAGCCGCCTTGGCCGTCTTCCCGATAGCCCCCGCACCAATCAGGTTGAGCGGGTCGAGCAACATTTCCGCCAGCGGAGCGGCAAAGTCGTGGGCGTCCCACCGGCTTGTATCGTTCTCCCACCCGTAAGTGGAGAGCAAATCGCTACCGCTAACTCGCTCGCCCGGACGGCCAGCCAGAGCACCCCGCGTGTACGCTCCCGGTGTATCGAGTGCGTAGCCCACGCCTTCCAAGATGTCGAGTAGCGGAATCACCGTGCCAACATCTCCATCAGCGGCACCGGACGATGCACCATGTCCTGCGGCATGGCCTGCTGCTGTGTCTCCATAATCATCCGATGGTCCACCTGCTCACGCGGGGGAATCGAATTCTCGAACGCACGCATCAGGTCTTCCAATGTCGCCTGCTTCTTCCGCTCATCCAGTATGCGCAGGATGTCTTCAAGCTTCGGACGCGGAGCCTCACGCGGGGCGTAGTAGCTGCCTTCCTGCATCATGCGGATGTCGCTCATAGGTACGGTCCCCTGCGTAGTTCCAAGTCTCCGTCCGCCGTTTGGCCGACGACGTAATCGGCCCCCGGTGCATCAACAAACGCCAAAGCCTCATAGGCTCCGTTCGCATTGCCGCCCGGAAGAATTGTGAAATGGTCGATGGTCGCTCGGGCCGATGCACTTTCTTCCCACTCATACAGAATGAAGTGAGCACCCGTCGAAAAGCCCGAACCCAATAAATACTCTCGCTCAAACCAACCTGTATGTCCCCGGTCGCCCAGTGAAATCTTCAGCTCGGAGACAACGGCAGTGCCGTCCTCGTCATAAATCGTGGCCGTCGGCGCGTCGTCTGGATTGGAATCGTTCTTCCAGACAAGCGGGAGCCAGTCGCCGAGTTGGTATTCGCCGAGGTACATCAGACAACCGTGAATGAACCCTTCTGTGCCCGCCCGCTGCTGCTTTCTTCCCACTCAATGAGCACGAAATAATTGCCCCGGTCGAAGCCGTTGGCCGAACTGACGGTCGGCAATCCCCGATACAAGCCGGTCTTGCTATCGACCTGGCTCATTGATGCCCCGTCGTAATTCGCGTTCGGCTCCGTTCCCCCAGCTTCGTAGATGCTGTAGGTCGGTGCGGCGTCCGGTGCGGCCGGGGTCTGGTCCGCCCCGATTTGCACGGTGACAGGCAACGTGCTGCCCAATTCCACGATGCCGTAGTAGTCAGCGGCCATTGCTTAATTCTCGAATTGAACTTCGCGGAATCCCTTGCGGTTTTGTAAGACGCCCGCCTCGCTCGAATCGCAATTCACCGCTCGGGGACTGACCCCTTCCGGTACGTCGTGCGCGTCAACCTCGGTGCTGATGCCGGGGAACTGGCGGATTTCAACATTGCGTCGGTTTGTCTTATCCATCAGTCGGTCGTCCCCATCCGTCCGTATTCCAGAATGTGCTCCGTCGGCCCCAGCGTGAGCCGCTGATTCATCGACCGAGCCACCTTGTTCTTCTGGTCGGCAGCCATCGCCGCCCTCAGCTCTCGTTTGTACTCCGCAGCCAGCATCGCCCGGTCCTGATGGCTGGTCATCACCCCGAGCCGATAGCGGGCCAATGTCGTTAAGGCATTCAGCATGTCGCCCGGCTGAACGTCCACCGGGTCGCTAATCGCATACGCCTTGCCTGAAAGCGTTTCGTCCGCACTCGCATCCAGCGTTAAGGTCGTGGAGTTCGTGACCGATGTGATTACCCGCTCGAACGCAAACGGGTTCCCGCCGTCATAGCCAGTGGGAACTTCGCTGTCTGAACTCACCCGGAAGACGGAACCCACATGGTCCTGCGTGAAGGACGTGCCCGACCCCGTGACGGTGGCACTCCCGTTCGTCACTGAGACGGTTCCGGTGGAGTACGATTCGACCTTCAACTCCCTCGGGCGACGGCGGTAGATGAAGTCGTATCGCCTTGACGTACTCGGTGCGGGGCTGAACCGCATGCCCATCGCACCCATATAGTTCGTGTCGCCGATGAACGTGAAGAAGTCCGGCTCACTGGTGGAGCGATAGACCCTCTGCACCGCCAAGGCATAGCCGATCGGACGTTCGACCAGGACCCGTGCATTCAGGGCGTCGAACACCTCGGAATGCAGGGCTGCGAAGTCCACCGGAAGCGGGTAGGTCTCCCGCCAAAGGTTGTAGCTTGTGCCCGACACCACGTCTTCGCCCGGATTGCTGTTCGGCAGCAGCGTCAGAACGGTGTCGCTCTTTCGCTCGTCAATCTCATAGACCGCCGTGCCGATTTGCAGTTTGCCGAGCGCCGCCCAGCTAGGCCACGTCCCCGAGGACAACGTGACCTGATACTCATAAGTCCCCCCGGTATGGCCATACGCCACCGTACCCGTCGAGTACGGGGCGTTAGTCGTCACTGAGCCTTCGGTGTAATAGAAGGCCCACTCGTGGATATTCACGAATTCCCGCATCGCTTCACGCGCGGCAATCCTGTAGCGGTTCCGGTCGCGGCCGGTCGTCTTCCCCCCAAGCCAATCGCGAAGATGGCCGGTGAGGTCGGCGTAGGTGTAAAGCCCAAGGTCAGCCACCGCTCAACCTTTCCGTGTGCTTCTCACGAAGTTCCGTCACCGTTTTCTTGTTCTGTGGCAGGTCCGGGTTTTCAATCAGCTCGGCCTTGACATGCTCTTCCACGATAGACGGGTCAATTTTCGGCCCCGGCTTCGGTTCATCACAATCGCGATTCGCCTTGACCGATACCGCCCCTTCACAGTTCCACCCCCGCTTCTTACAGACGGCGGCAATATCCCCCCGACCTGACACGACAGCCTCGGGGTCCACCACCATGCCGGGGCGGACCAGCTGGCCGACGTACCGCTTACCGGAGATATTCACCCCGCGACGCTTGAGTTCCTTGGCGAGTTCAGGGTTGTCCCGCCAATACTCGTCGTTCTTGTAGCCCGCCATGTAGGTGTCGTCCGTCTGGCAACCGGGCGGCTTCCGTGCCGCCAGCATGTCGGCCAGCTTGGGGTCCACACCCTCCGAGACGAGCCGGTCATACTGCTCTTCGTAGGTTTCCATACACAAACTCCTTCAGGTGCGATTTAATCGCACCTGCTTAGCTGTTGGCGGTGAAGATGGCGCCCCAGTTGTCGGCAGCGGTCGCCACGAGAATCGCCATCGTGTTTTCCAGAATGGTGATGGCGGCGTTGGCGGAACCGTTGTTGATTTTGTCTGAGGTCGCCGGGTAAATCTTCAGGCCTGCCGAGCCGCTATTGAGCACAACCTTCACGTCCCCGGCCGCAGCACTGGGCAGAATCACGCCAGTCGTGTCGTTGCCCCCGGTCACGACATGAACGATTGCCGCCGAGCCGAGGGCGGTGGCGTCGCCTTGAACCGAACCCGCCGCAGCAGCGGTGCCGGCCTCCAGCGACAACGCATTCAGAATGCTCGGGCTGGTGATGCTTGGACTCTGCGGGTTTTCGAGTTCGTCAATCACCCCGTCCGCATGAACCTTGCTCGCCATTGCGATGCGGAGTGCATTCTTTTCGGAATCTTCCAAAGCCATCTCAACTCTCCTTAGTTAATGGACGGGCGGATGTCGCCCCGTGGGTCATCGGACAGGAAATCAGCAATCGTCTTCATCGCGGCATCATCCGCCCTTGCTTCTTGCGGCGTTAAGGTTCTCGCACCAGACGGAATCCCACCGTGCCGGTCGTTCATGTGAGCGATGAAGTCCATCGCCACCTTCACTTCCGTCGGAATCTCATCCAGCCACGGTTCGTATTCTTCACCGCCATAGCTCATACAGGTTGGGCTTCCGGTTGGGGTTGCATTTGCTGTTGCTGCATCATCTGCCGCATGTCGGGGAACAACATCTGCTCGATGTCGTCCATCTGTCGGAGCTTGCCCCACTGTCGCAGGTACGTGTTCAGTTGCGTCGGGTCGCCGGTCGCCTGGTAATACTGGAACATCAAAGGACCGAAGCTCTGTCCCATCTGGTCCAGATTCTCTTGGTCTCTTTCCAGATTCGGTTTGCGAATCGACCCTGCCTGAATCGTGTAGTGGAACTCGCCGAGCACCCGTTCCAATGATTTCTGGTCATCCAGATTAAGCGGCTGATAGACGTGCTCCGTCCACAGTCGCGTCATCGGGCCAATCTGTTGCGTCTGACGGTCGAATGTCTCGTTGAAGATGGGGGCCACCGTTTCCGGTCCGCTGGCCCACCTCGCCATAATCGCTTCTTTCCGTGCGACTCGGCTCTGGTGGTCCTCCACGCGGTCGGCCATATCGTCCGGCCGAATGTTGATAGCCTGCTGCTTGAGTTGGGCTTCCGATGCCGAACGCATCTGCTTGCCGCTCATGCCGTAAATGAGTTCCGACAAGCCGGACGCCTTGTCGAACTGCTGTAGCACGAACTCTGCAATCCGCCACAAATCGGGGTTCACCTCGGGGAAGGTGATGATGTCCATTAACCCCTTGATGCCCTTGTCGTGAACAAGATTGTTGAACGGAACGACGGTTGTATCGTCCCCTGCTTCAATCGCATCCTGAACGGCCTTCTCCAAGTCCTGTGCCACACCGACCAGCATCCGGCTGGTTTTCTCAATGCGGCCCATCAGGAAGCTCATCGTCCAGTTCAGAAACTTCACGTAGGGCAGGCACGGCTTCATGTGGGCCATCGGCCATAATTTGCCCGGCACCGTATGGAAGTCCAACTCCGTAAACGGCCACTCACCGTTGTCCAGGTAGAACGGAATCGGCCACCGCACGGACTCAATCAACGCACGCTGGTTTTCTTCCAGTGCCAAGTCAGCCTGCATCAGTGACGGCGGGACGTTCGCGGGGTACGGCAGGCCCGGAACAATCTCCAGATACACATTGTCGCCGAACCGCTCCAACGCTCCGGCCATGCCCTCGACCAGCCGGTTATTGTCTCCTGCCACCTTGAGCCGGTTTCCAAACCCACACTTCGAGTAGACCTTGTAATAAGTCACCAGGTCCGTGGTCGTGCCTCGGCGTCTTTCATTTTCAAAGTCCGGCATCACGGAGTATTCCGCCGCCGTTCCTGCGGACTCTTCCCCGGTAGTAATCCGCCGCTTGATGTCCTGTTCGTTCAGGCCACGCTCGCGAGCAAACTTCCAAATCGGCTCCGTGACTTCCTCCGCACACCACGTCGCCTTCTTAACCGTCTCCGCATCAGGGTCCAGTAGCAGCGAACTCCACGGGCGGAAGTACGAATGCGGCAACACCATCTGCGGACTGGACTCCGGGGTGTGATAGGCGTGCCACATTACCCCCCGCCCGGCAATCAACCCGTCAACGACCAACCGTTGAGCCTCAGCCTTCAACCCCAGTTCGTTCGGCGTGTAGTTCAGAAATTGATAGAGCAGCCCCGCCGTAATCTTGTCCTTCTCGGTCGCAAACTGCCCCATCATCCCGACCTGCTGGGCGACCTCCGGCCCATACAGTGCCGCCACAGATTCCAGGGGAATGTCAGGCCGCTTCGGCAAAACGTGACGCAGTGGGTTCCGGTAGTACATCGTCGGTGCGAATAACTGCACCAACTCTGCGACCTTGTTGAACTGCGTTTTGAACGTGACCGAAGGAATATTGTCCCACTGCATCGCGTCCTTGTCGGGACTCTTGTGCTTGTAGAGCCAGTCGCGAGTGCCGTAGTAGAACTGGAAGCAGTCGTGCGCAACCTCCCCGAAGTCATCGGTGCGATGCTTTTTCGCCTGCTGGATGAGCGCGGTCCACGCTTCAACCAGTGGCCGTAGCGGATTGTCAGGCAGCGGCGTCATGCGTCATTTTTCTTTGGACGACCCGGACCTCGCTTCTGACCGACCTTCTCCTCCAACTTGGAGAACAGGTCGTCAATAATCTTGTCGCGAGTCGTTAGTTCCCACGTTCCGTTTTGAGCCACTTGCTTGGCTTCAATCGTGTTGTGAACGTGAGGGTCGTCCACATGCCGCACATTCCACTTCGGGGACTGACGAACCCCGTTAATACTGACGGTATCATACACAATCAGCGTCAACGTGTTCACCCCAACACATTGCACGACGGCAGGCAAGGCCGTTTCTTTGCCAATCCATCGCACCGTGTCACCTACGCCGACGCGCGGGGGCACGAATTCCGGGTTTTTAACTTTGGCAGGAGGGGTTTCCATGCTTTCATCCTTGAGGGGTTAGCTAATCGACACGCTCCGGCGTGCCTTGTTCTTCCGGCTCAACTTCTTCATCCGCTCGTCTTTGGCGGTGAGTGGTCTCTGCGGTGGCTTGGGTTTCTGGTAAATCACGTCCGCGAGAAACGATGCCCCGTACTCCAAACACATCAGCAAGTCGTTGTGGTCGTGCGGGTCGTACTTCCGCTGGTCCCCGTCCTTTTTGGGGTCGTAGAACGCATCCTTGATTTGGACCGGCAACCGCTGACAGTTGCTATGAATTCGGAGCCTCGGAACACCGTCCGGGTTGAACGGGTTCGGGTCCATCAACCGGCGCAGCTTTTCTTCTCGAATGTGAGACTTCTTCTCACCCTTGATGAAGCCCGAGGCTGTCCCTTGAGAGAAGATGTCCTTGGACATAAGGGCCAGCGAATACTCCTCGGTGTTCGAGCGGCCCGATGCTGTTCCCTGTCGTCCGTAGGAATCATCCACCAGAAACCACATGAACCCGCCGCGGGTGTCCGGTCCCATTGCAGAGTTCACGACCTCGGCAAACTTCCGAGCGTGACACTGCTCAATGACCTGCTCATACCAGACGTGAACCTCACCTCGGTTCGGGTGGGGTTTTTCGGCCAGCGTGTAGTCCGGGGCCAAGGCCATGAACAGCACGCCGCATTTCTGCACGCCGGGGTCCACAATCATCGCCCGGCACCAGTCTCTCGGAATCGAGAAGTTCTTGACCGTGTGCAGGTCTTCGTCAAACGTGGCGTAGACCATCCGCTCGTCGAGCGTGAAGTCTCCGTACCATGCAATCTTCCGCTGGCGTTCGGTCAGCAGGCCGTCGAAGAACTCCTTCTTCTCTGCCGTTGAGAAGAATGGGTTGTCCTTCATCAAGAGCTTGAAGGACTGCAATGCCTTTGGGTCGTTATTGAACGCTTGACTTCGTCGATACTGCGTGTGTAGCCACGGCAAACTGATTTCCGGTGTAGCCGAGTAGATGCCTTGGGCACGCTTGCCGCCTGTGCCCACCCGCTTAACAAGCTGGTCCGGCCAGTCGCGGTTCTGGACTTCCTCGTCAATCCACCAGAAGTTGATTGCTGTACCAGCCTGCGGGTCGCCGAGTGACGAGTAAAACTGCACTTCCCAGTCATTCTTCAGGCGGATTGCTTTAGGCAATCGGTCCTTCCGGCTTTCCCAACTGATACTCTTAATCTCTCGCGGCGGGATGACAGGGGCCGCTTCCTGCCACTTTTCCCGGTAGGCGGCGTCGTACTCATTATCCGGCACCACGGGACGCCACTCGCGGGTTTCCTCATCACGGATGATGTAGAACATCCCCGGCTGCAACAGTTTGGCAGCCATCACCTTGCCGACGTGCTTCCAGTCGTAACCGACGGCGTAAATCAGGCCGTCCGTTTTCGGATGCTCGTTATAGGGGTGAACCCCCATTGCAATCATCCCGGCCTCGGCAACAGCCGTGGACGTTTTGCCGGAACGGTTGCCACCGATTAAGAGACGTAGCCTCGCATCGCTTTGGTGAAACGCCTCGGCATCCGGCACGGGCTGGTAGCACTTCAGGGCTTCCATCCCCCGATTCGCAATCTCCTGAATCGCACGCGCAGCAAAGCGTCGCTGGGATTGGCTCAACCCCTGCGGCTTAGGCGGCGCAACAGGCATGACTGCCTGTGACGACTCACTGGTTGGAATCGGCGGGAGAGTCATCCATTCCTTTCAGCACCAATCCGAGTGCGTCCTTCAACTCGTCGTCTGACATTGAGTGAACGTCCAAAGCGTCCAACTGCAATTTCTGGTTTCGCTCCATCGCCGTGACCACGATGTCGGCGATTCGGGCCTTAACGTGCTGCGGGCTATCCGGGTCCGTGGCAACGCGGTGGATGTACCGAACCGTGCCTTCAATCCCGCCGAACTGCTCGACCAGCGCAGTCGTGAAGTCGCCGTAATCGGTCGAGCCGATGGCGTCCGCCTTCAACTCGCTGATGATGTCGCCGGGGGTTACTGGCACTCGCCTTTCCTTGTTCGATAGGTATCCGCTGCTCCGGTCCTGCTGCGGTAGTTCGCGGCCGACTTCTTGGACGCCGTGCGGTAGTTATCCGCCATGCGGTCCTGCGACCCACGGTACGGGCAAGGCGGCTTAGTGAAGTCTGTTCCGAAGCAGTACGGGTACAGTCCGATTGGGGCCTTGAATCCCATTATTCAACCCCCGTAATCGGGTCAGCGTTTGCGTCCGTCGCCACCGTGTAGGTGTTGAACGTGCTATCATCCCCCGGCTTCTTGGCGGTCAGCGTGTCGCCGCTCAGCGATGAGTTGGTGGCAATCAGCACGAGCGCGCCGAGACTGTGTTTGTCGGCGGTGTCTTGGATGTTGCTGGCCGCACGGTTTAGCACTGCGTCGGCAACCTGCGTGGAGGTCGAGACACGGTCGAACCCAGCCTCCAATGAGTCGGTTGTATTGTTAAACGTGCTCCAATCAGCGGTCACGCCTTTCGATGCCAGCTTGGCGATAATTGAGTCGTCGACTACGTCATCGGATTCAGCAACAGCAACCAGGTGATCCAGCCCGATTGCCGCGAGACGCGCATCAATATCGGCGGTCGTCAGCGTGGAAAATCCAGTTGCGGTAATCCACGCCGTATCGCCTCGGTCCCTCAACGCCTGAAGCGAGTCGGTCGTGTTGTCGTAATCGTCCCAGTCGGCGGTCGACTCTTTGCTAACCAGCCGTGCCACAATCGAGTTGTCCGTCACGTCGGCACCGGCCACGGAAGCCGAGACGATATGGTCGAGGCCGATGTCCGACAGGGCCGTGTCGACTGTTGCGTTAATCTCAGCCACCGCATCAGCCGCCAGAGCATCCGCATCAATGGCGTCGGTCGCAATCACCGTGGCTGTAATCGCCCCGCTCGCAAACTTCGCCGAGGTAAGCGCTCCCGAGGCAATCTTCGATGCGGCAATCGCATTGTCCGCAATCTTGGTCGACGTAATCGCATCAGTGGCGATAGACGTTGCCGTAATCGCGTTCGCTGCAATATCCCCGGCCGCAATGGTCGCCGGAGCCTTGCCGCTCGACAGATTGACCTCGCCCGTTCCAGTCCCGACCTTGAGCGTCACCGCCGGGTAGCCTGCTGTGGCAGGAGTGGCGACGGGCGAGCCGTTCCAGTGCGTCGCATTGACCGGCAAAACAGTCTCGCTGAAATCAGTCGGATACATCGCCGACGCATTGCCATACGTCTCGACAATAAAGTGCTGGTCTTCCACGGCCTTTGTCGCCGAGTCCGTCACCTGCACGTTCAGCGTTTTCGCCTGAAGCTCCGCGTCCGAAAACACGAACTTCCAGCCGATGTCCGTGACAAAAGTCGGTAGCGTGCCGATGTTCGCAGCCGCACCGCCGTCTTTTGAGACCTTGACATCCCCGGCCGCGGGCGTCCAATCGGCACCGACGGCATGGTCGACCGACCCCGCCTTAATCATGGGGATGATAACATCAGCCCCGGTGCCCGTGCCGTATTTGCGGAGTATCGCACTCATCAGCAGCATCCTCCGAGCATGACGCCACGATTAAGGCCACGGATGCCGCGCTCGATTTGCGTTAAACTAGGAGGCACAACTACCACCCCGTCATCCACCCGCCTCGGTCCGGTCGGTCGCACGAGTGGCGGGTGAGCGGCATCGGTCGGTGCGCCTGCTCCGACAGTAAGGTCTTCCGAATCAGTGCCGCGGTCCTTCAGGTCGCTCGCGTTATAGAGCGGCCAATAGTGATTGAGCTTGCCCAAAAAACGAGGCGACAGCCCCTTGCCGAACGCCTCCATCTGCCCCCGTGATAACACGCGGTCGACGGCAAACACCTCAGACAGACGGCCGTCATGTCCGGAAAACACTGAATCATTAACGCCGATCGTGGTTAATGTCCCGTGAGGCTGGATTTCTCCTCCGGAGTTGCTTGTCTTTGCGGTGTGCTGTGAGTTTGCGACCAACCGATAGTCCAGAGTCGACGAGTCATACGACACGCAAATCCGCACACGGTCGCCGCTAGCCGCGGCTGTGAGGTTCAGAAACTCAAATCGGCCTTGAAATCGCACCACGTCCGGAAACGGGCGGCGAATAAACCAGCCCGAATTGGACGGTCCGCCACTACGCCCAACCAAGTCTCGCGTGTCGCTATCGTCAAACTCCACGACAAAGCCAAACGTGAACGACGCACCGGACTCTAGAAACGGAACATCCGCCGTGAAATGAGTGCTGCCGTCTAGGTCAACCGCCATCAGGTCACCGGTATGTCAATATCGAGTTGCTTGAAGAGCAGGTCGCCGGATAGGTCATCGGCCGACGCCGCAATTCGCTCAAACAATTGCTCGACCATATCCCCCGCAACCCACCCAAGGTTGGCCAGCGTTTCCGTCCACGTCAGTACGTCTCGCTCTCCCGTCGTGTCGCTAATTGAGAGATCGCCGCTGTCCTCATTCGTGTACGTGCCCTCAATCGTTTCACCGTCGGCGATTGCACGATGCCCGAGCCGAAGCTGCACGTTTTTCGACGCGGCTCCCGTTGCCGGCCGGCAGTGAACGGTGAATGTGACTGTTCCGGTCGCGTTATCAGGCACGACAAAATGCGACCGCAGTTGCTCGGTCACGGTGTCATCTAGCGCCCAGTAATACTCGTCGACATTCGTGTTATCGACGTACTCAACGTCCGGCGTGTTGTCCTCGTCGGGCGTCCAAGCCGCGAACGGGAATTCGTACTTAATGCTCACGCCCTGACCTCCGGTATTTCAATCGCCTCAGCCTCGGCGGCGGTGGTGGCGTTTTCAATTTGCCGGTTGATGCTGATTCGCTGTTGTCGCCGGGCCGAGAACTCCGCCATTAAAGGCAAGCCGAACGCCAGAAACTCCGTACCCGTGAGCAGCCCATCATCAGCCGAGCCGGGCACCGGCGTTGACGCCCCACGCGGATAAAGCGGCACCCCCGTGGATGTCACCTGCGCCACCGATAGAGCCGTCGCGGCGAGAAGTGCGTCCGCCAGTTCCTGTTCGTCATCCGCCTCGGAATTAAACGTGTAGTCCGTCTCTCCGACCGTAATGGTCACGCCTTCGGACTGCCGGGACTCGACCAGTTGTGCAAGGGCACTGCGCTTCGCCGACCTTGCCGCCGCCAGAGACGCCGCCGCATCAACCGCGTCCTTCTCCGGCTGGGTCATCTCCACGACCGAGCCGTCGACGATTTTGCGATACTGCTGAGGTATCGCCTGCACCGCCGCCGCCGTTGCGCGGTCGGTAATCAGCACGATCCCATCGCCCGGCGCATCAGGCGTGTGCACCGGGTAGGCCCGGAGAGTCGTTTTGTCGACAGCGAGAGCCATGCGTTACTCTCCCTTGCGGTTGGTAAAACCGTCCGCTGTTTCCCGCAGCGATTTTATCTCGCCCAGCAACAGCCGGTGGTCTTCTTCTCGCTCTTTCCGGTCTTCCGCTCGCTCCCTCAAGCGGTCCTCCTTGTCTTCCCGTCGCATTTCACGGAACGCAGAAACAACCTCTTTCAAGGCCTGTGTGAATAGTTGGTCTCGTTTCGGTAAGGCCTTCGTGTTTTGGTGCCAGAGATACCATGCAAGCACCCCGCCGCTTCCGGCAGCCGTCGCCCATTGACCCCAGCCGGCAGCCGAGATGCCCGTTGCGTCTGCGAACACACCCGCCGCAGCAACCCCTGCTGAACCGACAGCGAACAGAAACTCTCCAATACTCATGCCGTGCATCCCTGCTACCCCGCTGGCCCGCGGGCGCCCCTTAATTTACGTCGATCGCTTCAACTTTAATTCGTCGCCCGTTGACTCGAATCGCACTGCAAACCGCGAGGCATCGCAGGTAGTCGTCTCGCTCAGCCACCGGGTCTTTAATCAGCAGCAGCACCACCGGCTCGCGGTCGAAGGCGATGGAATAGAGCACCGCCTGACCGATGGATTCCTCCCACTTCGACGCCCACTCGACTTCGATTGCTTCGGTATCCGTGAGGATGTCGCAGCGGCTCCCGTCCGGTGTGCGGGCTTCGGCAATGCCGCCTGACTCTTGAGCCAGGTACGCACTCCAAATCGTCTCGCGGTCGCTCGGTTGTGGGCGTGCGATGCGCGGCGACTCCACCCCGACCGACGGCGATTCCTGAGCGGGCAGGCTGACCATCGACAGCAGCATCGCAGCCGCGGCGACCATGTGCTCCCAGTGCCTCATTCGCTCCATCCTTCCGGCGCTCCGAGACCGATGTCGTATTGCGTGTCCGTGTCGGTATCCGTGACGGCTGGCGGTTGCGCCGGTTCAGTCCGGTCGGATGTCAGTGCGTCGATAATCGCCGGGGCTGCGATACCCGCCCCGAGACCGGTTCCTGCGAGTGCAATTCCGCCCGCCAAGGCCGCAGCTTTTAAGAGTCCGCCGCCCGAACGCGCGGGCGAGGATTGCGTGATCGTTACGTCGCCGAGATAGGTGTCGCCCATCTCTTCATCCTCAGCGGTTTTGTCCTGCCAGAAGTTCCGACGCACGTATCGGTTCTCCGCTTCCTCATTCTTGGCCTGACGCTCCATTGCCGCCTTGAGGCTCTGATACCCCAGCAGGCCGTTCGCCAGATTGATTCGCCCCCGCTTCATCCAATAGTCCTTCGTCAGAACTTCCGGTGATTTCTCGGATGATGCGGTGGTACTCATCGGGGTCGTCTTCCTGAATGGCTTCGATCAGTCGCGAGAAGCGGGCCGAATCCCGCTCCCGCGCTGATCGGTTATCGGCGATGATTCGCCGCAGCGTGTCCTCGACCGGCATTAAGATGCCTGAGTCGTGGGCGAGGCGACCGGCGTTGCCATCACGCCGGAGGTGGAGCGGCTTTCAACCGCGCCGAGTTCATCGAAGTTGCGGGCGGCAGCCGCCTGGAGAACGCCCTGAGCGATCGTCGCGGTGTTGCGACCGTCGCGGTTGTTCGCCTGAATATTGCCGACCGTTTCCGTCATCAAGTGCTTTGCGACCTCGGGGTCCATTACAGAGTCCTCATCGTTTCCGTGTTGCACAACATCCGAAGCCGGACCACCCGGCACCGGAATCTCCACTACGCCGTCATTTTCAGGCGGCATATTTCCCTCACTTCATCGATTCGAATGCAAGGCAAATTACCCCGCACACAATCGTCGCACCGATTAAAATTAATGCGGCATGCACGTCCATCTATGCGGTTTTCGTTTGCTTCGGCCCGACCATCTCTTCGGTGGCTACCGGGCATCGGGATTCGATATGGTCAACGGCCGCTCGCAGCATGTTTGACAGGTGGTCTTCACACGCAAAGTCATCTCTGACGTTAAGGTCAAGACGGCCCGCTAAGTACGCAGAGACAGCGGCCAGCTGGTTTGCTACGTCTCTCGTCGCCTCCTCGCTTTCACCGATAAGCGCGGCGGCACGGTCGATTTCTTTTCGAAGAAACACCTATCGTTCCTGCCGTTGAAAGAGCCGAAGATGCACGTCGTCGCCGACGCGATATGTCTCTGAGTCGTATTGGCCGTCCGGCTTGTGGACGATTACGCGGTACGTCTCGCTTTCAAGAGCCGACACGCGGGCCTGTAGCCGCTCCAGCTCGCTCCGCACACTGGCGAGGGCTTGCGTGTCAGCATCTTCCCCGGGTGGTCCCTGTGGTCCTTGTGGGCCCACCGGACCACGCTCACCGGGCAGACCGGCCTGCGGCTCTCGGTCCAATAGCAACTCGATTGCCTTGCCCTGCTGTAGCAACAGCCCCTCGATGCGCTCGATCCGGTCAGGATCAACAGGTGAGGTCGGCGTCACCGGGGGCTGTGGGGGGGGTGCGTCCGGTGTTTTCTTGCCACGTTGCCAGTCATCGCAGTCATCGAGAAACCGCATCACGACTTGATAATTGATTGCAATCGCCGGTCCGGTATGCAGCCCGCTTGCGTTGGGGTTATCAAGCACTTCGCTGAGCACCGCCACGAGTTTTCCGTCAACCGTTATGGGCGACCCCGATTGACCACTCGTGCCGTCTGCGGACGCTACGAACCAACGGTTTCGCAAACACTGCTTTTGGCCTCGTTCATCAGTCCGGCAGGCAGCCAGCACAACCGAATCGGTGAACCCTTCCCATCGTCCTTCGATTCGGAACGTATGGCGTTTGGCCGCAATCGGAAGCTGCGGGGCGATATCCGACACAGGACTGATTGCGATGTCTTCCCCGCGCGGCAACGCGGCACTTAGCAGGGCCAGGTCTGCGTCGGCGTCTCGACAGCGAATCTCCGCCGCAACCCACTCGCCCAAGAAAACTTGAGTGCGACTGGTTGCTACATGGGCATTGGTCAGTACAAACAGCGTGTCACCGCGTCGACCGATGACACCACCCGTGCCCTGTCCGGTCCGCTGGAACTGAAACCGCGGCGGCTGGACCCCAAAATTGAACTGCTGCGGGCACCCGCCCGGCGGGCAATACTTTGGCTGCTGGTACGGGTAACACTGCCCCTGCGGGCATGCAGAATACTGAGCGGGGAATTGCCCCTCTGCGGTCGTGCGAACGACAACCTGCGGTCCCCACGTCGCAGCCTCAGCAGCAACCCCGAACAGAATCAAATCGGCGATGAACAGGCCGATGCGGATGAACTGCCATGCGGTCGTCATGCTTCCCTCCAAATCGGCTCACCGTCGGGCGTGAGAGTCGAGGCCGTCGCGGCGAGGTAGCGACTGCCCTGAGACAGATGGGCACGAATCAGGCGAGCCGGGGAATAGTCAGCAGGGTCTGCCTTCTGCGGCAGACGGCAGATAAATTGGTCGAACGCCGCGCACGATTCGGAGCAGAACAACTCGTCCAGATTCGGCTTGAAGAACCGACCGAGAATGTCGAACCAACGAGACGAACCAAGAGCACCGGCGAAGTCGTAAGGCAACTCCTTACCGATCCACTCTTGCATGTGGACATTCAGAGTCAGAACCTCGTTCCAGTCGAGATCCTTCTTGAGCCGATAAAGTTCGACCGTCCCGCCCGCTTCGATGTATTGACGAATTCGTGCGTTGACAGGTTGAACTTGAAGCCCTGCGAATCGCACCTTCCGCAACAAACAGGGAGAGTCGTTGCGCGAGGTGGACTCAAACAGGGCGGGAGCAAATCGCCGCGAGCCGTTTTTTCGCGACTCGTCCTCGACAAACCCGATGGTGCCGACGTGGCTGGGGCCAAGGTGAGGCCGCTGCGTCCACGACATCGTCCGCCAGCGAATCAGGCGTGACAGCCAGTCTTCACCGTAGAATGCTAATAGGTCGGACGTGTGCAGGTTCACGTCTTGGCTCCGTGGAAATAAAAAAAAGGCGGCACCCTCGAATGTGAGGATGCCGCCCGTATGGCTGGCTTCAGCGAATGGTCCGCCCGTGTGGCGGGTCTGTCAGTCCTGCATAGTATCCGGCTCTGATGCTCGCTGGTCAACCTCAATTGGGTGCAGAACTACGGTCGTCTTGCTTCCGCGGGGCCGACCGGGTGACCTCGACACCGCTCCGATGACAATCGGCTTCGCAAGCTCATACGTCTCGCCCGGCTTCAACGAGATTGGAATCGGCTTTCCGTGCCCGGTTGTCGCTCCGTCACTGCTCACGCGGATCCTCCTGAATTTGCACGCTGAACCCTTCAATCAGTTCCAGGTTGTGCGGGCCGTCAAACCCGTTGTGCATCCGGTCGACACTTGGGTTCCGTGCGGCGTGTCGCTCGCAGAGTTGTAGTTCAATCGCTTTGTGCAAATTGAACTCGTACCCCAGGTTCGGCAAGCTGTCCGTCTGCATGCGAATAGTCGCTGCGGCGTTCGCACAGTTCTCGACCTGCCGATTGCCGTGGCCGAATATCTCCCGCAGACCGGCGAGCACGTTGCCCGCGCGGAAGAATGCGATGGCGTGCAAAGCGGAATCAATCCGCCTCAGCTGCCCGACCGTGCATCGAATCGTGACTTGTTCGCTCACTGCTCCTCCTCCGTGTCTATGCCCCTCGCAGCGAGGGCGGGGTGTACGTTCAGGGACATTCCCAGCGAGCCGCCTTCTCCGACGATGAGGTATCGAACCTCGGCTCGTTTACCGGACGTCAGGCTTGATTGATTCTCCTCGCACCATGACCGCATCGCGTCTTCGTGGGGGAATACATGGATCGCTAGCTTGGGGCAGGTGACTGACATTGATTGAGCGCAAGGGCCGTTCGGACCTTGGTCCGTATAGGCCAAGATTGCGGTGCCGGGCCTTGTCATGTCAGACGACCACTCCGGGGCGGTCGCGATGTTTACCACTACAGCGATAATCTCTTTGGGATTCGTCATATCCCACGCCTGATTACCCATTCCGACCGCCTCTTCAACGGCGTCAACCATGTCGTCGGTAATGTCCTCACTCGTCAGCATCACTCCCCCTTCCGTGCCGCGGCGAGGGCGGCTCTGAATGTTTTGTGTCGCCCGGTGAATCAGGGTTAGGCATCAATCCCAAATCGGCGACGTGACCCGGTGATAACCCTTCACGGCTGGGTCTGGGCCCGCGCGGTCAAGGACACCGACCTCACCGTCGAGCATCATCTGGAACAGCACGCCGCCGTCCGCGTTGTGGTCAAATATCTCAATCGGCTGGCAGCCTAATTTCTCGGCCACATACCCGACGCCGCAGTACGTCGATGTGCCGTGCTCTTCGGCGAACTCCCGCAGAATCTCGTGAATCTGCTGCCGTTTCTGTTTGTCAGTGCCGGTCACTCGCGTCTCGCCCGTATTAGGTTGGTGGTGTGTCAGCGTTCGGTGTCGTTCGCCCATTCTTCGGGCGATTGACCGACTACGCACTCAAAGAGCTTTCGCCGCCCATTCTCTTCGAAGGCCAGCATGCGGTAGATGCCCGCTAACACCGCGGCGTCAGCCTCATTCTGCGCGTTGAGTTTCAGCGAGCCGCAGTAGTCGCGAGCGTCAGTCATCGGTCGCCCCTTAAACTTCGCAGCCGTAGCGTCAACTTTCATTTGCTCCCCCTACGGTGTCCGCCCGCTCATGCGGGCGTGATCCAAGTATTCGATTTCCCATGTCGGGTGATATCGCAGGTGGTTTTGAGTCTCCCCGTCGAGCCGGGTACGGAGGTAGCAGCCATCAGCCGATGTGATCGTTCCCGGCTTGCCCCGATACTTAACCCGGCCGCCGCGTTTCGCTGGCACGCCGTAATAGCGGCGGATATAGGCCATGCTCATCGCGTGTGTCTTTGAGTGGTGTTTAGGCTTCGGTCACTGACTTTGTTTCATCGATCGCCACCTCGTAGACCGTTCCGTCTTCGCGGGCCGCAAAAGCCTTCATGCCGTCCGCGATCAGTCCAAATCGAGGACGCAACTTGTGCCGGTCGAGCCATTCACCGACACATTTTTGCAGGCTTAACTCCAAGTCGTCTTCCTGCTCTTCAGACGGTGTCAGCCAGTCCTCCGCCCATTCCCCAGAATAGTCATCGGCCCCGCTATCGAGCAAAAAGAAATCGATGAACCGATCAGCACAAATCTGTTCCTCTGGCGGAAACGGATCGCGGAGCGGGGAAACGAACACGTATTCGCATTCGGGCCACTCGCCGAACGCCTCTACCGCCGCCGCTTCCGGTGTGTCTTCAAGACCTTGCCACATCTCTTCGTTCTCGTTGTTCGCGTACACCCATTTTCCGTTAACGCTCATTGCGGTTCCCCCAAGTGTTCAACCGCCCACGCGGGCGTGTGTGATGATTAGGCCGGGTCAGTCGATCTCGTTGACGAACTCAGCAACATTCTGCACATCAAACTCGCTCGGTAGATCAGCGAGCTTCGCCCCGTCGATGATGTCCACGAAATGCATTCCGAGCCGTGGCATGAACACGCGGACGAGCAGGCAGCCATCCGTTTCGGTCGCCCACACGGGTACATTCAGGCGATCGTAGGTCGGCATCTCGCGGAAGATTCGAATTGGAGACGAATTCATTAGGCTCAGATCGGTCGGCCCGCAGCGATTGAAGCCTTTTGGTAGCCCCAGCATGATTCGACCGATCCCGCCGATAAATGTTGACGGTCGGTGATTGCTGCACGACTCATTACTGTCGTCTTTGCGAAAGCAGCCAGTCTCCATCGGCCCGCGAATGCATCCCGGACACTGAAAATTTACGACCAACTCGGCTGCTCGCTCTCGCATCGTTTCAGTCATTACTCTCTATCTCCCTACCAAGCGGCATCGAGTGCCGCGTCTATAAACACCCACCACCCGACCGCCAACGCAGCGGCCCCAATGATTGCGAGGATGGGTTTTGCTCGGTCCATTTGTTCGTTGCCCCTCGGGCGGGGCGGCTAAAGGTCAGTGCAGGCTGATCGTCAACGGCCCGGTCGCAACTCCCCTCGCGTGCTTAATCAGCATTTGAGCGAGCTCGATCGCCTGCTGCGGGGGCATGGCCACCCATTCGGTCGGAGTTGGAAAGTCGATTCGGACCAATTCTCGATCCGGGTCGCTGCTGATCACAAAAGTGCCGTCGCCGTCATCGTCCGGGCTGATTCGACCGCCCGAATAGGTCCGCTTGTCCTGTCGATGAGACTGGCCGATAAACCGCTTTGCAAGCGGGTCATCGGAGTTCGCCAGTTGCTCACGGAGAGCGTCCGGCAGTTGAGAGCCGCCATCGTGTTCGCTGTGGTGTGCAAAGCTCATCGCGTCAGTCTCCAAATTGGTTAAGGTGTCCGCCCGCTCATGCGGGCATTGAAATTACCGCCGTGCGAATTTGCGAAGATGGTCCCGAATCCGCATCCGCTTTTCGTAGAGCTTCCGCTCCTTCTCCGCCTTCGCCTCTTTCGCTCGGTCTCGCAGCATATTCCGATGGCGAACCTGTTCCTGTAGGTGACTCCATCCGGTGTCGTCATTTCGTCGCGGGATGAGAATGTCGCGCCCGAGATTGTCCATGCCGCCGCCACACGTTGGGCACACCGGGACCCGGGACGCATATCGCCCACGTCTCGCGTGCGTCCGGCAGGGCAGACAGAAATAGTTCTGGTTAGCCATCGTTCCCTCTGTGTGGTGTTCAGGCTAAGACGGTCGGCTGGTATTCATCGCGTAGAGGCTCGTCGATGCCGGTCACATTATCGATTGCGACATATCCGCTGATGCCATAGAGGAAGACGACCGGTTCCCCGCTGTGAGCTTCGAACGGCTCCCCGCTAACCGTCGTTTCTTTCACCGGGCCGCGGTTCTTCACGGACCAATACCAGACGCGACTGCCGGGCGGGTGCATTGCCGTAAACCGCAAGAGTCGTTCCTTTGTGTCGAGCATTCTTGCTTCCTCCAATGTGTTCAGCCGCCCACGCGGGCGTGTGTGATGATTAGGCCGGGTCAGGCAAACCGGGCAGCTTCTTTAGTTAATCGTTCGTGGATAATCCGGCGATGCTCTGCGTTGAACTGTTTGGCAGTCGCGTCCGGAATACGCTCCATCAATCGGATCGTGAAGTCGTACACGGCTACCATCGAGCGAGGGTATTCGCCCTCTTTTTGGACGCGATCGGACAGCTCCGCCATCACGTCATCAACGTCAACGTCGACCTCGGTCTGAACCCACACGTCTCTCGCGATTTTGCACTGCATTGCTCTCTATCTCCTCACTGGGTCACGGTTGCGGTTAAGAAACGTCCGGCTGGTCTTCGCATAGGTCGCCGAAACACACCGGACAGGGCTTGTACATTGCCCCGGAATACGATTCGTAATCGTGCGTCGGCACCCGCCCTTCGCCTTGGCACTCGTCGCACCAATCTTCCAGTTCGTCATCCCGGCACCCGCCGCACAGGTCGTAATAGCCGGAGAGGTTGGATTCGATTTCGCCGCCGCACACGTCGCACTGTCCGTCCATGCCTCTATCGCCTTGTTAAGCTCGGGTGTCGGTCGCCGCCTATCTCTCGTGTCAGAGTTCGACGTTCGGAGCCGTGTTAGGTTGGTCGGGACTTATGGGGCGGTCGCGAATAGGCCGCCGACTTCAGGCGGTTGCGTCAGTGACTCGCCGTTGATGATTAAGACTTCCGGCGCTTCAATGGCTCCGCCTTTGTCGCGCTGCCCTTGGTTCGCAAGTCCCTTGTTCGCTTTGAGCCGCACGAAGGTCCAACCGGCGTACATCTCGCGGACTTCCGGGCAATCGTAATAGCTCACGACGACGCGGGTTTTGCGGTAGCGATTGAGCGCGGTTGCTAATCGCTGATGGTCCGAATCGGCGAAGTCATGCAGGTATCTGAAGCCTTTGGTCACATAGGGCGGGTCGATGTAGATCACCGTGCCTTTGGCGTCTTCGATGCCGCTCTTGCGGCCGGTCGGTTCCAGGACGTCGAAAATGTCGCATCGCATGATCGTCATCGTGCGGAGTCGTTCGCACCAAGCGGGAATAGAGTTGACCGCCGACACGAATCGCTGAGCCGCGTGCCCCCCCTTGCTCGTGTACCGCATGCAAAAACCCATCTTGTAATTCGAGGTGCCTGCGACACCGCCGCGGCCGAACCATGCCATCAGCATGTAGTGATAGGCTCGCTCCCAATCGGGCGGGTCGTCGCCCTGCGGAGCCGGGTTCGACTTAATGACTTCTGCCGACTTCAGGTACAGCTCGCGAGACAGCAGTGTGCGGTTCAGCTTTTCGAACAGCCGGACGGCCAGATCGTCCTCCTGGAGCACGAACGCGAGATTGGTCACGTCTCCGTGCAGGTCCACCACCGTCTCCATTGAGCACGGTGGCTTGGCGAACTCGACCGCAAGTGACCCGCAGCAGAGTCCCCAATAGGCGCGGTGTGGCCCGAGTTCTTCGACGATGCGGGACGCGAGAGTCCGCTTCCCGCCCGCCCATCCGGCCAGCGCCTTGATCTTCATTTCCGGTTGTTCTGTCACGCTAACCACTCGTCACGCTCCTTGGCCGAGGCGACGGATGACCAACTCCACCCTCGGGTTATGTTTGTCCGTGTATCGCTCGACCGGCTGGTAACGATTGGCCGCGTCGTCGGTAATCAGCCCCGAATCGGTCAGCCCGTCAAAGGCCGCTTTCAGGCTCGCCAGGATGTTGTCGGCATCGAGGTGACGCTTGGTCGGGTGGAAGTACCGAATCGTAATGTCCGCCCCCGGCCACGGTGCCCCTTTGATTCCGCCCCTCGGTGTCTCAGCCATAACGGCATAGGACGCATCGCATCGGTATTGCCGGACCGCGTTCGCCTTCGCCATGCGATGCACGCGAGAGTTCGGTTTCAGTTCCTTGGGTGGGGTTGCCAAAATGACGACCAGTTCGTCGTGTGCGGTCGCTGTCGCCATCACTCCCCTCCATTCTCCATTAAGGCCTCGATAGCCAGCAGGATGCACGCTGGGCCGCTCACAGTTCACCCCCATTCTCTCTCGCGACCCGGTAGTGGTCCGGCCCCGTCCAGCCTTCAGGTTTTCCGAACTTGCCGGGAATAGTTGGGTGCGGGACCGGCTTGCCGCCCGGAAATTTCGCTTCGTTCGCTCGGTTGACCTCGGCTTGATGCGGCTCAAGCGGCACGCCACAGGCCCGGAGTGTTCCGACGCTGACGAAATTAAGGTCGCAGCATCCGTCGATAGTTGCTTCAAGGTCGGGGTAACGCAGCGTAGTGAACAAGTCATCAAAGCTGGGCATGTCCAAACACCCAAACCCGAGGCCGTCAATCGTCTCGACCGCCTCTTCCCAAATCAGCTTCGCCCGCAGCCGTCGCGTCTCCTCATCCGGCATCGTGTAAGGCGTCTCGGGTATCGCTTGGCCCGATGCACGCATGCAGTATTCGTTGGATTTCTCTAGGTCCGTCACTTCACTCATCCCATCAACTCCAAAAGAAACTTGCCGTAATCGTCCGCCCACGGCTCCAGCCGGGACGCTTCACTTAGCCACGCATCCACCGCTCCGATGGGGTCGCGGCCGAAAATCTCCCTTACAAACTCCCGGTCAAACCGCCCGGCCTCATGCAGCACGTACCAGCAAAGAATTCGACCTGAATTCGTCGATTGCACGAAGTCGTGACACTTCCGGCACGCAGCAACCAAATTCCTCTCATCATCGCTCGAACGCCCGCAGACGTGGTGAGGGTCGATAACCCGTGGCCCGTAGTAGGCCGTCCGGTTGTAAGCCTCAAACTGCGATAGCTCGGGGCAGAGTTCGCACCTTGGATGCAGAAGCAGGAATTCGGAGACAGCATCAGTTCGCCCTTTCGGTCGGCTCTTAATCCTCCCCCGCTTCGGTCGCCAAGGCTTCCGGTTCAGCGGCTTGTTGCGTTTGAGTGGGGAGCGGTTCATTAAACCCCACCCTCCAGTTCTGCCCAAAGCCGCTCAAACTCTGCGTTCCACTCTTTAAGTTGCTCCTTAGTCAGCGGTGGCTTTTCTTCCTCGATTTCGACGCCCCGGTGAGCGACATAGAACGCGATTAACGCCTCGGCTTGCGTGAGCGTAATAGGCTTTGCGCCGCCCATGCTGTAAAGGGCGATGATTTGGTCGGTGGTCCCCCGGCTCTTGTACCACGACACCCATACCGCCTCCGGGCCAACCACCTCGGGGTCGCTGTCTTCCAAAATGTCGTCGGCGTAAATTGTCGCGTACTTCTGGTCCTCGCAGTATCGGTAGTCGACACCATCCGGCATCGGGTTTTGGCCTTCATAGGCGATGTCGCGAATCGCATTCGCTGTTGCGCAGTTCCAGTTGTCGGAATTAAAGACGCCGTCCGGAAACGCGCATCGCGGCTGACTCCCTTCGCCTTCATACGGCCACTTACGTCTTTTACATCGCGGGCACATCTATCCCTTCCCCCTGAACCATTCCCCAAAGTTTTTCAGCCGACCCGCCGCATACAGCGGAGTCACGTTTCGGTTGGCTTAATCCGCCTTCCAAACCCCGGCGTCCGCTCGGCCATCGCTGCACCCAAATTGCTCAGGTGCTCGACCGTCTTCCGCTTCTTCTCCAAGCTCATCTCCATGTTCAGGTCGACGCCGTCCAAGCATTGAGCCAGGCACGCAAGCCGCTCGGTCAACTCGCCGTCCTGCTCCACATGCTCCATTACTGCACGAACGGGCCGGTCGTCTCCACTTCGCCAATCGACCCCTAAATCCCGCAGCACACCTTCCAAACACCCCAGTTTCTTTGAGTCGTCTTTCAGGTCCGCTATCGCCTTCTGCATCTCGTAATTGCTGAACCAGTGAGGCTCCAAAGCGTCTCTGACCTCTTCACTCATAATCGCCGCGCCGAGCAAAAACGCTTGGCGACAGTAGGCTGAACCGTAAGCGCGTCTCGGGTCGACCGTGGTTATCTTCGCTGGGCGTCTTTGCTGGTTCCGTGGCATCCGTGACCGCCGTTTCTCCTGTGTGCGCACCGCTCCCATTGTCCGGGTCACAAGACCTTCAACCCGGAGCTTCGACGCTTCTGACTCAACGGCAAGAGCCAACCGGCCTCAGTGGTCTTTGTGTGACCCGTCCAAGTCGTCAGGGTGGGACGTTGCTTGGGTTTTGTGACCACTACCGGCTGTCAGGGCGCGACCCCTGTGTCCAACTCTCCGTGATTTCTCACGTCCGTTCCCAGACTGGCAACGCCCTTCAAGCCGATTGGTTTCGCCGTGTTGCAGGCGGCGGGCATTTTTGCTGAGAGTCGTCATGGCGTTTTCACTTCCTTGTTGTCGAACCGGCGTGTCAGGAGTCGAACCTGGGTCTCCCACGGCCCTGCGGGTGTTCTGTCCGTTGAACTACACGCCGTTATCTGTCCACCTTAGAACGGCACGTCGTTGTCGCCGATGTCGCCGCCTGAGCTTTGCCGCTGCTGCGATTCATCCTTGGGAGTGAAGGACAGCGACATAAACGTCTGGCCCGCCTTCGATTTCTTCAGCCAGGCGGCAATCCAGACCTCTTCGCCTTTGAAGTTTCCTTGCCCCTTGTAGTCCGGGTGCTTGTCCGATTCCTTGCGGTCGTTTTTGAACAACGCCCCCGAGTTCGTGTTGTCATACTGCTGTGGCATCTATCGCTCCCTCCGGGTCATCAGTGAAAAATCGAGTTCCTTCACGCGAGAATTCCAGTCCGCCTCACAGACTGGCATGTATGGTGCATCAGGCGGCGGCTCAAACCCGTTCGCTTTGATGTAGATTCCCCGCATCTGCGCGAACGTGACGGGCTTCTTTTTCGACTTCCGGCAGCCCCAGAACAGCGACTCCCACTTCTTGTAGGCTTCGGGCCGGGTGTCGACCTTGCGGGGGCGGCGTAGTTTGCCCCTCGCGAGCGTGAGCTTTCCATCCGTCTGAAGAATTGGCCGCGTGCGTTTCTGGTGCTGAAAGCCGCACTGCTGACACTTCTTGCCGCTCCGACGTACCGCTTGGCAGTTCGGGCAGACGATAGGCTCCGGTAGCTCACTGTTGCGTATCGCCTCTTTGACGAAACTGGACGCCTTGTTTTCATCCAGTTTCCAGAACCGTTGCCAGAACCAGCCCAGGTCGTCATTCGGTGAGATTCCGTGGAGCAGGTCATTCCCGCCGTGGTCCTGAATGACGACATGCTCTAGGTCGGGCCGGTTACGGTTGCGGCGGATGACTCGACCGCAAACCTGAATGAACGCCTGAATCGAAGGGATGGGCGTGGCGAGAATCAGGTGCATCACTTCGGGAAGGTCGATTCCTTCGCGGAGCACAAAGCGATTACACACCACATTTATACGGCCCTCCTTAAGCGCACTCAATATCTCTTGCCGACGTTCTTTGTCGTTTTCCTCTTCTTTATTCCAATAGGTGCATTCACCGTCGATATGTGCTGCGGTGATGCCGTTGGCTTCTAGGTGGTCGACCATCCACTTTGATGAATCGACCGATGGGGCGAACAGCAATGTCGGGTATCGCTCGGGGTTCAGCCGGTTGTAATTGGCGATGACGTGACCGCAGACCTGTTGCGCGTAGCCGTCAAAGCCGAACAAGTCGACACAATCACGCGCAGCAACCTTGCGAACGTCACGGGTCAATTCCGGGGTGGTCGGAGAGTAGTATTTTGCCGGAATTAACGCTCCGCACTGAAATCCGTCCGACGTTTGACCGGCTACAATGAGGCTGTCCGAGCGGTTGACTCCTAAGGGAGTTGCTGTCAGCCCGGCCACCTTAGCGTCGGGGAAGTTGTCGATGTGACCGCCAAACTCGTCTCCCTGAAACAAGTGCCACTCATCCACGAGAATGAGTTGTGGCGGCAGCATCTGGTAATCGAGCCGGTTCTGGCGTGATATTTCAGTCTGGATAGACGCGAGTTGAAGCGTGGCCTCGGGGTCAAAATGCTCTTCCCACCCAGCCGCCCGGACGCCCACTCGCAGTCCTTCGCCCTTTAACGTCTCGTAGATTTGCTCCGTCAGCATCCGGCGCGGGGAGTACAGCCGCGTGACGTGCCCGTGCTTCGCCGCCCACTCCATGACGCGGACGAATACGCGGGTTTTGCCCATGCCGGTGGGCAGGGTGACACACACCGAGCGAGTCCCGTCCGACCACTCCCTGAGAAGGGAATGCACGGCTTTTTGCTGGTGCGGCCAGTCGCCGGACATATCGGGAAGGCTCACCGCTCCCCCTTCCATGCCTCGTACTGCTTCAGAATCGACTCCTCCAAATCGCCAATCTGACGACGCTTCGGAGACGGCCACAGAGAATTCAATTCGTCCAACGCCCGGTGCATCTCGCCGAACGCCTTCTGGAACTTCCCGTCAATCTTGCTGAACGCAGCCTGCTCTTGAGCCTGCGTCTTCACCGCCTTCTCAGCTTCACGCCGAGTCGGTAAAGGCTGGTCGTCTTCCCATTCACTTGGGTCGAATGACGTTCCACCACTCGGCTTCTTGGAAGAAGAAGGGCCTCCATGCCCGGCTGGTCCATCAGCATCCGGCGTCTTTTCCGGTTCCTTCGGCCCCGAGTCCTTCGGGGTGTCCTGCTTGGCCTTCCGTGTCTTCGCCGCCTTGCGTCCGGTAGAAACACTGACGTTTTTGCCGTTTTTGGTTTTTCTACTGTCCACTGTGGACAGTAGACCTTTCGTTTCTAGCTCCCGCCGTTGCTGCCCGACATACGTCGGTGAGACGTTGCACACCTCAGCAATCTGCCGGTCGGACAGCTTCGCATTCCGCTTCAAGTAGCTTTGCGTTCGGGACTTTTTGTCCTCTCGCGACGTGGCGACCCCGTGCTGGTCGTTTGCCCGACAGGCAAACCGGAAGGCGTCTTCCCACGTTCCCTTGCGGATGTCCGCGAACACCTTGGGGATGTTGTTTTCCGCATCGGCAGTGACACGGTGTAGGCCGTCGGCCAAGTAGTATTTCTCACCGTCATGGAAGACGACTGGGTTGGGGAACGTGGCCCCGCCTTTTTTCTCTTGAGCGTATTGCTCGACCACTTCTTCGCGGCACGACGCGCGCGCCTCGGTGGCTGGCGTAAGGTCCAAATCGTCTAGGTTGATTCCTTTATTCGGCATCGGTCGCCTCCTTCAATGCAGTGGCGACAACCCGCTTCCACTCCACCTTTTCGTTCGCAATCTTGGCCTTCACGGCATCGACGATTTCGCCGTCCGTCGCCATGTCCGGGTCGACGCCAGCCCAGTTCATAACGGCGAAGAAATCCTCGTCGGACTTAATGTCGAGATTGGACTTCATGCGGGCGAGCGTCCGGGCCTCCTGCTCACGGGTCGCCTGAATCTTGGAGTCCTGCTGTTTCTCAGCGACGTACTTGTTGTCGTCGTACTGGCCGAGATAAACGTCTGCGGAGAACCCAAGGTGCGACAGTGCTTTTGAGAGGGCGTCGGTCATCGCCTTCTTAGGCGCGTCGTCGTCGACCTCTTGCACGCGAGGGTTCGGTTCGTTGTTTTTCTCGCCGCGGAATCCGGCTGGCGTATAAAGCATGTGGGTGCCGCGGACCGAGCCGAACATCATGTTCTCGTTGATGCCGACGCACACATCGCAAACAGCAAGAATGCCGTCGCCGACAGGCAAGGTGCTGTGCTTCGCGTTATAGACCCAACCGTCACCCACGGGGCCGAATTGCTCGGTCATCCTCTGGATGTTGTACATCGGGTCGACCGCCGTGTACTTGCGGCCGAACTCCACTTTCTTGGTATATCGCGGGTCAGTTTCCTTGACCGCGTCCCAAAGCTTTTTGCCTGTGTTCTCTAGTCCTTCCATGCCAAGTCTCCATCTTCAATCGCGGTGAACCAACTCGGAACGTCTAAGGTTTGGTCCGACTCGTCCGCGGGGTCGGTCCAGTCGTCTGTTTCAATTCGCATCCGTAATTCCGCGAGCCTCTTGTCGATGAGCAGATTGGCTGACCGCCGCATTTCCTCGGGCATCTGGTAAACCCGGCAGTAGTGCGGCCATGACTTTGAGGCGACAATCCAGCGGCTTGGCTCGCTGCACGGCCCGAACACTGCATCTCTGCCGCGCTCGTACCACGCCAGGCTGATGTGATAGCCGTAGGAATGAGCGTCGTTAAAAAACTCTCGCCCGTTCTTCGCTCGGCTGGTCTTCAGGTCTGCTATCGCGTTGTCGGGGTCAAGGATGTCGAGCTTGGCTTTGAGCGGCAGCCCGGTCTTTTCGTCCGTCCACACGACCGAGTATTCACAGTCCCCGGCTTCTCGGGCCTGCATGATAATTTCAGTCGCCCTCGTGTTTCGCAGCATGCCCATTGCCATGTCGTTAATCAGGTCATAGTCGGCCTGCAAAACGTCGGGCACGTCCGACTCCGCTTTCCACTCGTCGTACTTCTTCCCTTGCCTACGACCGCCCGGATAGACCCTTACAACATCCTTCAGACACTTGCCTTCAAGAATGTGTTGATGCAGGGCCGTTCCGACTGCAAATTGCGGTTTGGACGGACCGGCCATCCCGTCGATTTCTTCCAGTCGAAAGAGAACCGGCGACTCGCAGAATTTCTTGAATGACGTGGACCTCAGCCCCAGTAAGTCGTCGTACTCCTCGTCGGAGCATTTCAGTGAATACGGCTCAAACGGTTCCTGATTCAGCAACCGCGCCCACCAACTCTCCGTCGTCAGTTGGTTGGTATTCGTATCCGCAGATTTCATCGGCTCGGCCTGGCTCATGGAGTGCTGCTTTCAACTGGTCGATTCGCCATTTCACGGCGTCTGCAAATCGCTGGACGGCTGCGTAGTCGGGTAGAAGTTCGGGCTTGTTGATGACGGCAACGAGCCGGTCGTCAATGTCTGCCCCGGTGAGTCGTTTTCGATGCAAAGCCCATGCTCCTCGGCATACGAACAAGCCCACGAAAACGCCCGGAACTTATCCACGAACTGCTTATTGAGCGGCGGTGGTGGGCGCAGGAACCACTGCTCAAAGTTCGGGGGATGAAATCGCCATTCGGCCCCGGCAACGTGAACAAGTTGCATGACTTGGGAATCTGCTGGAAACCCCTCGGGCCACACTCGGAATCGTCGTGTCACACCCGCCTCCCAAACTGCCTGAGCAGCACCAGTGCGAGGATTGCGAACTCGAATAGGTCGGTCACGATGCGGACTCCAAGGCTTCGATGCGTTCGAGCAATTTGGCCGCTTCCGCCTTTAACTTCTCGATTGCGTCCTCCCGCTCGTCCGGCTTGGCGAGGGCCGGGAACTCAACGATGCAGGCGTTCTTGCCCGCCCACCCCGAATGCTTCACCCGGTATCGCGATCGCGATAGCCAGTTGGCTGTAAATTCTTCAGCCTTGCCTTCCGCCTCACTAAAGGCGAGTAGCACCTGGCGGTCGGCTCAATTTCAATGCAGTCTTTTAGGTCTTCGATGGTCATGTCACTTAACTCCGTAATTGCCTTTAATCATCCGCTTGAGGCTCGTGCCGCAGAACGGACAGTGATTGATGACGATGCCTGCCTTCTTTTCTCTTCCCGACTTCAAGATCAGCAGGTCGCGGGAGTGAACGCCGTTCGTCATTGAAAAATAACCCTTGCAGACGAGGCCCGACTTCTTGTGCGGGTCGTCTTCCACGACCGCATCAAGCCCTGCGCACAGAGTCAGTTTTGTTTTGCTGAACGTACATTTGGGCCGGTTGTTCTTTTTTTCTTCCATATCCCCCTCTCGTAATCGCACCCATTTACGCTGCCGGGCGGTCAATGAATCTCCACTCGCGGACGTTGTGGGTGGCGGTGATGCCTGGGTGAATCATTTTTCCGCCCACACATGAAACCGCTGCGGAAGGCCCCTTAATAAGCTCGGGTTGCACGCGCAAACATACCTCGCAATTTCGACCGCCCACGCGAAAGGAACGCCCTGCATGTGCGGAAGAGCCTCGCTGATATCTCGCATAAAACGTTCCCAGCCCCGGTCGCTTAATGCTGTGGCGCCAGACAGTGACCGTCGCCGCTGCGACTTCCACCAGCGGCACTCTTTTTCGTATGCCCTCTTGAATGCCGCGGCGGTAATATCCCGTTTCACTTCTTCCTGGAACTGCTTTCGGGCACTGGAAACCTTGACCCGTTCGCAATAGAGCCTTAGTTCATTGTCGCGTAACCACCTGGCGACTTGCTCATCGGTTGCGTAGATTTCGGGTTTCTTGCTCACGCCGCCCTCCTTTCCTTCACATCGTCCCGAACGACCTTCACGTCTCGCGGGGCGTCAAAGCCCAACACTACGTCCTTGCCGTCCTTAATGACTGTGACCACGATGTCCTTGCCGATACGCACGGACTGTCCGACTTTTCGCTTGAGTACGAGCATCCTTGCTCCCTTCGAGTTAAGAGCCGAAGCGGAGTGCGTTCCGCTTGGCCTTGAGGTATGCCCGCCGCGGAGTGCGGCGAGCTTGGGCGATTCCAATGACGCGTTCAGTGCGAGGCGTTTCGTCCGGAATCGCCGGTTCCCGCTTGGCATCTGTCACGCCCCATTCGATCCCGATGAAGCCATAGAGTGCTAACGCGAATCCCGCGTAGCTCTTCATCCTTGCTCTCCCTGTAAGGTGTAAGTTTGCGACCTATTCGGCAGCCGACATCATCTCAATCAGCTTGTCACCCATTGTTTCACACGCCGCCGACCACGCCGCCGACCACGCCGCCGACCTCGCCGACTCCGCCGACCACGCCGCCGACCACGCCGCCGCCCACGCCGCCGACCACGCCGACCACGCAGCCGACTCCGC